GTATACAGCCTCCAGCTTTTCTTTTAATTCTTCGAACCTGTCCATATTTTCTCCTTTCTACAGATCGATATTATTTAGTACACAAACCAGCGCGATTTCTTCCGCTAGTCTTCGGTCTTGATTTTCCATATTTACCTTTCTGCAAGCTTTATATGGAGGCGCTACCCCGCTTGTAAAGATAGCGCCCCAGTTCCTCCGTGGAACTACACCCCACAAAATTTGAACAGCCCCCAGTTTACGGCGAAAACGCCATTTCCCAGTGCTTCCAAAAATATTGTGGAACACAAAAACAGGCTACAACAAACGTTATAACCTGTAGCTCGTCTTCCAGCTTTTATATTCTCCAAACTTTACAACTAAAACAGAGGCACTATTCGCCCCTGCTTTATTTTTGTGGTGATTTATTTAACTCTTGTGATCAATAGGCCCCCTCAAATTCCGACATCTCAAAAAGCAACTTGTCGTAATCTATCGCTTCCGCGACACCTAGATACAAACGTTTTGAATTGATCTTGCGTATCTCTTTGCCAAAAAGTGACGCGTTAGGCTTTTTGTAAACTTCCAGCTTTTCAGCGCCTAGGCGCGCAACTTTACGCGCCCCGGCTCTTATAAACTTTGGCTTTTGATTATTTACTAAAAAGATGTGATTGTCTGTCGGCTCGACGACTAGAACTCGCTCGCCGTTTTTCGCGTTTAGGATCGAAAAGGTTTTCATGCGATTAAGCCCAATTTAGCGATCAACTCGGCTGGTGTCATGCCTGCATCGAGCATAGCTTGTAGATTGTCTTTAGTCAAGCGCTGTGCTGCTGGCTTATTAGCTTTGTACTCATCTAAGCTCATAGCGTACTTGTCGACTGTATTGCCGTCTTTATCGACAATCTGATAATGATATAGAGTAACGTCTTTATCCTCGAATTTTTCAGGTTGTACGTCACGCTGGACTTTTAGCTCTTGACCGTCTTTTTCAATGTAGTAGTAGTACTTCGGTTTGTCGTTGATATCTTGAATTGTCATTGTAGACCTCTTGACGCTTTAATTATTTAGCTAATGATCGCGTCGTATCATTTAACTGTCTTTAGTATATCGAACTTAAGCGCTAAAGTCAACACTTTTTTAGCACTTTTTTTGCACTTTTTTCGTGACGCTAGATCTGGTGTACGAACATAAAGATAACCGCTATATCTGGTGTAGGTGGGTAGAGTTTCCCACAGGCGCTAGATCTGGTGTTGCGTGCTTCGATCAAGACGCTAGATATAGTGCTAGAGGAATTCTGACGACAGGCACATAATATAGCGCATCTTCTCTTAATCGAACTACTAAACGCAGGCGTCTCTACAGCCGCTAGGTGTAGCGCCTACCGATCGATAGCAACCACTAGAGCTTCTAAATCTGATAAGCATAACCGGCTGAATTCTGACGACAGGCACAAACTATTTGTCACTCTGAGCTAATATATTCTTTAAGCGTGGCGCTACATATAGCGTAGAACAATAATAGAACACCCCCTCAATTTGATCGTAAAGTCCGTAAACATCTGTCTAAAACAAATGTCACCCTATTTGATCGTAAAATCCCTAAAAGCCCATAAGTCCGTAGATTTGTCAAGTGCTTACCTCTATAAGATAGAACAGAAATAGAACGAACAAAACTAGAACATTGAGACATAAGCGAAATAAATTAGAAAAAACGCTATCGTAAAGTCCCAAAAGTCCCAAAAGTCCCAAAAATCCCTAAACGCCCATAAAACCCCAAATCTGTCAAATAACAGGGGTAGAACGCCACCCCGCATATAGTGTGCTACATATAGCGTACCCACAACCCCACCAACACTATATACAGTATTACCCTCTCAGACCCTCCCAGAGCCTCTACAAGCTATTCTACAGCCAAAGATGTATAAACACCCATCTAGCTACTCTAAAGTCGATTACAGCGCCTCTCACGGCCTCGTTTCTGGCCAAAAAGGCGCTGCTGCGCCAAAAAAGCACGAAAACAGCGCCCAACTCTGTAGATCAACACATTATCACCCTACTTGTCAAACAGTACTATACGCCTGTCGTCAGATTACCTTAAGCCATATCACCCCCGTTATTTTCGCGCCATCGATCATCTCTAACAGATATGCTATAATAAGAATAGTGGAACTCGCAGACTATCGATCGACAAGCCGGTAACTCCACCAAGCCAGCCGCAGCGAGGCTATAAACTGCTGAAAAGTCAAGCGATCGCGTGCGCTATCGAACCTACGAAAAGCCGGTACCGCTACTCAAAATTAGAAAAATAAGCCAGAAACGCACCCAGTGCGTTAGTTTGCGTTTGTGCCCTAGATTAGAATGTGGCGTGATAATATCATTAGATCACTATCTAGAAACTAGTCAATAGCGTGCCTGTCGCCGCCCCTTCTTTGACATTCTCAAGGATTATGGTATAGCTAGCTGAACTCTGGCGACAAGCAAAGACCATCTGCTCGGCCTAGCCATACACTATCTCTTGTCTCTGGTCAAACCCTGGTCCGTCCATTCTGGCCCCCGAATATATCACCCTGCGCATACCCCCGTGCTCTTTTCTATACTCCACCATAATCCCCAGAAAAAGCAATAAGCACACCTCGATCTCTTTGTCAAATATTCCCCACACGCTAGATATAGTGTCTGTGGGAAACTTCTCTCGATCGGCTAGAGGGCACTAGATATGGTGTCTCTGGCCTCTGTATACTCATGCTGCTTTATCTCTGGTAGCAACGCTATATATAGCGGTTAGTCTGGCTTGAGAGGGGTAGGGGGGCGCTAGGGGTGGTGGTTGGCGAGGAGCGGGGAGGAGAGGAAGGGGTACACCATATATGGTGGTTGGGATCTGGAGCGGGCGAGACGCTAGATGTGGGGTGGGGGGTTGACAGAATGGGGAAATGGTGTTCATCTTTTGGGGGGTGGATGGTCGGAGCAACCCTCCCCATAATTTTTTCCCAAATCCTCATGTTGTTTCTCTAACAACTATTCCCCTCTTTGTTTTTTCCTTCTTCTTATCTCTTACCTTCTTTTTTTCTTTCTGAAGATTATTTAGCTTTTCTTTCCGTGTGTTGTTTTTAGAGGATTGCCTCTTTCTCTCTCTTCTCTTGTTTGCTTTAGCAGGACAAATAGTTTGTGCCTGTCGTCAAAATTCCGCCGTGTTCTAAGCCTCTCTACAAGACCTTATTCTCAAAGACGATAGATTATACTACTTTTGCTCTAGAACCTCTCACAGAGCGTCTCATGGACTCTCAGGCCCTATTCAGGCTGGGAGTGTTCTTGTGAAGTTTACAAAGGTCCACCAGCTGCTCAAAAAAGATAACCCAATCAGCGTTGTGCAGTTCGTAGTGCCTTAACTTGCAGATAGATTCTATCTCCTGAACCATCTTTTCTACTAGTTCAGGCTTGAAGCCTTTTTCTGGCTCGACCTCCAACCAGGCTTCAGCTCTTAAAACAACTGATCCAAAGTTATCGTTATAGATGAACTTCTTTTTTCTCTTGTCGATAATTCCGTACTCCAAAGCCTCGTCGATGGAAATTGATTCGCTAAACCAATCTCTATGCTTGATGTAAATTCTGTGTCTGTTTCTGTAGACTGGGCACTTACACTTACCGAAAGTGATCGAGCCTATTTTCTCTGCATCGATATGCATTTGTTTGAGAGATCGTAACTTTGGGTCTCCGTAAATTCTATCGTCTATTACCCGTATTTTCATATTCTCAGGATAACACACAAGGTTAAAATTTTTTTCGCCCGAAACTTCGCTTGACAACTCGTCAAACGTTTGCTATACTGCGGGCATGAAAGGATATTATTCACCTTATCGAAGGCACATGGACTGCATAGCCCGAAGCCGAGCCAACAGCACTTCCAACACGACCAAGCTTATTTGGGTTGTGGGGTGGTTAATTTTGATTGCGATTTTTGTATGAAAAAGAAGACTAACACGGCCGCTGGATTTATCTTATTTTTGATCTTCGGTACTCCGTTCTTTGTGGCTGCTTTCATGGTAGACCCAGTCATGGGAATGGCTATGGTGGGCACTTTCGTGTTCGTCGCGATTTTCGGCAGATGATTATGGTATAATTAAAGTAAATACAACGCCTAGAGCGTACTTCTTTAATTAAACCAACGGAATGAATATCAAAAACAACATCACAAACACCTTTCGAAATATTGTCTCATCTTTCACAAAAAACTCTGCAGAAAAAGGGCTAGCTGACCCTTACGAGTTTTTCAGAAACGGTCCGCGTCGAATGCCTGCTACTTGGTCTATGGCGGAAATCTCAGACAAAGATTTCTATACTGGGTACGGGTTCGCTGTTGTCAACAAACGGGCCAACCGTTCAGTAGTTCTTGGCAAAAGATATTTATTCACCGACGCTAAGGAATCGGTCATTGCCGACGCCAACGAAAAGGGCGAAAGAATTGTCCACCCGTATCTCGATTTGATTCGCGATTCAATAGATTTCTCTGAAAGAGACTTTTGGTACAGTATTTCAACTTATCTAGACCTAGAGGGCGTGTATTACTTAATGGCGGTTCGGGCCGTCTCTCCATCAGGAAGAGTCGGGCATATCCAGAAATTCTCCCTATTGAACCCATATAATGTCCGCGCCGTGACTAACCCCAAAGGAGAAGTCGGCGGCTATGTTGAGCAGATAAACGGATTAGTAAGAGAAATCCCGAAAGAGATGATTATCCCGATTAGACTGTTTAACCCGTTCGATCCAGATAAACCTTACTCTTTAGCTGACGCTGCCCGAGACGCTCAATTCACTATGAAGCAGGCCAACGACTTTGCTCGTGAGGCTATTGACGGAAACTTGAACTCTCCAGGAATTCTCTCGTCTTCGATTGAACTGCCAGAGGACCAGTTCGATAACTTTGTCGAGCGGGTCAAATACCACGGCCGAGGCGAGCCTCTATTCGGAAACGGATCAGGCGCCTTAAGCTGGATCGACATGCAGACCGATTTAGACAAGGCCGCCTTGGATAAGATTAACTCGATTAGCCGAGACGCCCTGCTGGCTGTTTCTGGACTTTCTAAAACTGGAGTAGGTGTGGAAGAATCAGGAACTGGTCGAGAAGTCTCCCGAACCCAGAAGGACGACTTTACCGAGAACGCTGTCATGCCTCAGGTCGAGAATATCATTGATGCTCTTAACCTAGACTACCGAAGATACTACGCAGACGAGTACAAGAAGACAAAATACAACATCTCTCTGGACAACCCACTAGAGACTGACCGCGATGCTGAGAGAGCTGACGTCGAAATCCGCCGAGAGCAGTTCGCTTTGATGCAAGAAGCTCTGAACGCAGGATATTCTTATGAAGTGGCTTCTAAGTACGCCAGAGGAGTTTTGAATATAACTGATTTGGGTATGCCGGGAGAGAAAGCCCCTGAGGAGCCAGAGGCCACTGAAGAGACTCCTGAAGAACCAGAAGAACCAGAAGAACCTGAAGAAACTTCTGATGAGCCTAAAGAACAATCTTCTACAGCCTACAAGGGGTACCCGATACCCGTCTTACAATACCTAGCGGGATACGAAGTCGAATCCTCGACAGAAGAGGGCTCGGTGATTCATTCGACCCATGAACTGGACATCAACAGCCCGGTCAGAATTTCCGAAATCAAGGAGACCGAAAACAAGCTGATAGCTGAAATCGACAACAGCACTTACATCGAACTAGGAAAAATATCTGCTAACGCCGATAAGCCTGCCGTGCTAGCTAAGCTGAACAAACGCTATAGAAACCAGCTTGTAGCAATCAAGAACAAGCTAGACGAGGCAGAAATTTTGCAAGAAGCTGTCGAGCGGGCTGAAGATAACCTTTTTGACGAATATCTAAAAGACAGCCCAGATGCCAGCAGGCATATTCAAGAACTCAGTCTAGCGTTTACAGTATACTACACCGCGCTATTCCCGACATATGCGGCCGAACGGGCTAGACAGACAGCCAAAGAACTTGATCGCCCGGTGCGAAGAGTTGAACTCACCGATCGAGTCAGACAGTCTATACAAAACTTTTCTTTCCGAGAGGCCGAGTCTCATATCAATACGATACTAATGGATCTAGAAAACGCTAAAGCCTCAGGAGAACCTCTTAAACAAGCGTTCGAAGAAATCAAGGCTAGGCGCGCTCCAGCGATTGCCGAAAACGCAGCGGCCAGAGTGCTAAGCTTTTCCCGTTACGAAGCAGATTTGCAGGTTTTAGCCTACGAAGGGCTGCTGGACAAAGCCTACAAGGAACTTCACTCATTGACTGGTGAACCTTGCGAATTCTGCAAAGCTTTAATCGCAAAGGGCCCAATTCCTTTTGTGGATAACTTCGTTGACAAAGGTACAACAATCAGCGTGGACGGTAAAAGTATGGATTTCGACTACGAGGACATCTCGGCTGGAAATGTTCACCCAAACTGCGACTGCGCTTATAGGCTTGTTATTGAAGACTAGCCGCTATATCTTTGACGCCTCTTTTAGTGGACGAGCCGTCTCCGTTAATAACAACGAGCGGTTCTTTCACTTTCAAGGCAACTTCTAGCACTTTTTGCGGGTTATAAGTAGATTTTTCGGCCCAAACCACTAGAACTGGCACTCCCTTCTTCGAAAGATAGAGCATTTTGTGATTAAAAGTCTCGATGGCGACTTGTTTGTTGTGAAACCCTCCTCCAAAAATCTCTATGATGGTGTTTTTTTGAGGCAAATAAAGGTCTACATTAAATCTTCCGAACGCTTTTTGAGGGATAACCGCGATTCCCGACTTCTTGCACAGCTCAATTAACGGTTTCTCGTAAGCTGGATCGATTGTCGGTTTTTTTTCTCTCGACAAAGCTAGTTTGTTGCGGTGAGAAGCAGAATGAATTGACCCCAGATTAGCTTCGGCTGCTTTAGCTGTGATTCTTCTGTTTTCTTCGGGTGTTCTTCTCGACGCAGTGATACGATTAGCCGCTTTAGGGCTGCGAATTTTGATTTTATTTCTTTTTAGAACGCCTCGAATATAGTTATTGCTCACTCCGAGCTTCTTAGCTATTAGATATGAGGCCACCCCTCTTCGGTAATAATAAATTATTTGTCTATCGGTCATCGCCGCTGCCGCCGAGTACTCCTCGAGCCTGCCGGCTTTGTAGTTTTTCAAGGTTAGCTTGGGCTACATCTTCGAGGTCGAAGTCAAGGTAATGAGCCAGCACCGCAATATACCATAGAACGTCGCCTAACTCTTTTTTGATGTCATTTTTGAACTCGTCAGAGCCAAAATCAGACCCCTTATCCCGCACGACTTTTTTGGCTTTTTCCATAATCTCGCCTGTTTCGCCGGCCAAACCTAACAACAGGTGAAAAATCTCGTCCCTAGAGCGCTTGTCCCGCGCGGTTTTCAATGCTTCGTTTTGATACTCGTTCATATTCCTCCTTTTTCTCTATTTTATAACACTATGAAGATAAGGTCAACCTTAAACAATGTTATAATAAAAGCATGAAAGTAATCAACGATAACAAACTGCCAACAGCCCCCATTTCCGAGTTCAAAGAGACTCAAGGAGACTTAAAGTTTCTCTCGAAGGACAACTATAGTAAGCTCAAGCGGAATATCGAGCGCAGGGGATTCTATCTGCCTGTCTATGTATGGGTAGACAAATCAGGCCAAAAATGGCTACTAGACGGGCACCAGCGAAAACACGTTCTAACGACCGAGGGTTGGAATGATCCAATCCCTTATTTAGTGGTACCAGCCAAAAACAAAGAGGAGGCTGCCCAAAGACTATTGGAAATCACTTCCCAATTCGGAACAATTACGCAAGAAGGCATTGATGAGTTCATCGCCAAGTTTGAACTCCCAGAAATAGAGACACTGGAGAATGTGAACTTCGACGGAATATTCAACTTCTCGATAGAAGCAGAACCCGAAGAAGAGGAATTTGAAGATGAGCAAATCGAACAAAAAGAGAACACCGATCCAGTTATCAAGTTTGAGGTCAGATTGGTAGACGGTGCCTATCGTGCCAAATACACAGAAAATAAAAAAGCCCATGAAATCGGCTCGTTCGAATCTATAGTCGAAGTTCAAGAAGCTATTTCGGGTGTTTTAGAAGATTGGAGCGAATAATGAAAACAATTGATCAACTACTGAAACTTTCTCAGAATCCATTTTACAAACTTCTGCCAGAAGAGCAGGAGGTACTTGACAATTTTTTATTGAAGAAACAGGAAAAAGGCTCGGAGAACTCTCAGAAGGAGAACTCAGAAAAATTATCAGAGAGCACTCCTGTGACTGTTCGCAACGTCGTCGAGAAAGCTGACACTGGGTTGCCGATTGATTCTCGGTTTAGAACAACAAAAGCAGCCGAATAAACGACGCCCCGCTGTCGAGAATCAGACTCAAAAGAAAAAATAAGTCAATAATCGCTACGGCCAGCCATAACTTTGTCGATAAAGGTATTTTAGAATATTCTCTCTCTGGCTTGCTCACAAACAAATTTTAACTCCTGTCGTGAACAAAGTCAAGAACTATAGTATAATTAGCTCATGGTAAAAACTCGTTTTGCTCCCAGCCCGACTGGGTATATACATGTAGGTAACGTCCGAACTGCCCTTTACACTTATTTGGTGGCTCGAAAAAACAAAGGTAAATTTATACTACGGATTGAAGACACCGACCAAAGTCGTCTTGTCGAAGGCGCAGAAGAGTTAATCTTGGATACTCTGAAATGGCTCGGGCTAGAGTGGGACGGAGAAATAGTCCATCAGACTTCTCGAAAAGATGTTTATCTTAAATACGCTAACCGTTTGATTGAAAAAGGATTGGCATACACCGATCCGTATTCTAAAGAGCAGGTTGAGAAATTCAGAGAACAAGCTAGGGCAGATAAAAAACCTTTTCTATATAGGGACTACCGTCCAGAAAGTCCCCCGAAGTGGAGATTAGGCGCGCCTTTGAGGTTCAGGGTGCCCGAGCTCAAACGATATTCATGGAACGATGCTGTCATGGGCGAACTATCCGCGGGGGAAGAAGTTCTAGACGATTTTGTCTTGATCAAAGCCGATGGATTACCGACCTATAATTTTGCGCACATAGTAGACGATTATGAGATGGGAATAACCCATGTTATTCGCGGCGCTGAGTATATATCCAGTACCCCCAAATACCTTTCTTTATACGAAGCTCTAGAGATTGAGCCGCCCGTATTAGCTCATGTGCCGCATATTCTAGCCCCTGCTGGAAATAAAAAGCTAGGCAAGCGCGATGGAGCAAAAAGTATAGCCGAGTACCGAAACGAAGGATACTTGCCAGAAGCTATGCTCAACTTTCTAGCTCAATTGGGGTGGAACGACGGCACAGAGCAAGAAATATTTAGCAAAAACGAGCTAATCCGAAAGTTCTCCTTAGACCGTGTACAGAAATCTGGCGCCAGATTTGACGAAAAGAGGCTTGTTTGGCTGAACGGACAGTGGATTCGCTCACTGAATTTAGACGACCTTTATCAAAGGTGCAAGCCATTCTGGGAGTCTGGGGATGAAATCTACAAGAAGAAAGTGCTTGCTCTAGCGCAAGACCGCTTAAAAACACTAAGTGACTTGCCAGCGTTGACCAGCTACTTCTTCGAAGAGCCCGAGATTGACATGAAACTCATCACCGAGAACAAGCAGCTGAAAAGACTGACAGACAATGAACTCAAACACCTGCTGAGAGCCTCTGAGAGCGCTCTGGACAGACTCGATGAGTGGACCTCAAAGAGTATTCAGTCTTGCTTGAATAGCCTTCTAGAAGAGCTTGAAACGAAGCCTAGCGTGTTATTTAGTCTTGTGCGAATCGCTACTACTTGGGCGCCGTTCAGCCCACAACTAAATGAGACCTTAGCGCTTGTCGGCAAGAAGAGGACTCTGTCGAGGTTGCACAGACTGCTTGACAGCCTCTAGCAGTATCTTTTATGGTATAATAAATTTAAGAAGAAGACATCGAGAGACTAGACATAAGTTCTGAGCTGTAGTCGCTCTTCTAAAAAACAAAAACCTCAAAAAACAATAAAAACTAAAAGAGAAAAGTAAATGGAAAAACACAAAAACCAATTACAAGTCTCGGTTTCTAACGGAAGCTTTACAGACGAAGGCGAAGGTGTGGTTTCTTTCCCGGGAGGACTGACTATCACCGACGACTCTGTTATGCGCAGCGGTACACGATACGACATCGATTCGCTCGATATCTCAAAGTACAGCGGGCAGCTGACAGCTGATCACGTGGATTCTCTGGGCACTCTCATCGGTAAGGTCTCCGGCGTTACTAAAGAAGCAAACCGTGTATCGATTCAATCGATTAAATACGCGGTCAAGGAAAATCCGTACGCTCGCCTGGCATATGACTTGCTAGTCGGCGGATTCTCAAACGCCTTTAGTATCGAAACCATTGGCGACTGGCCAAGCATGCAAGACCCGGTATTCCGCGGTCATGAGCTGGTCGGATTGTCGCAAGTAGTCGTTCCGAACAACTACAACGCAACAGTCAACGGTTTGCAAGAGGCTGTACGTAACTCTCTGGAACTATCTAAACAGGATGGTCTAAACGTAGACGAGTTAGAGAACGAATTGTTGAACTCCAAAGAAGACCCGAAAAAGAAGAAGCCAGAAGAGGAGCCGAAGGAAGACCCTGAAGAGCCCGAGGAAACCCCCGAGGAACCAGAAGAAACTGAAACTCCTGAGGAGCCTGACGAGGAACCCGAGGACACTGAAGACCCTGAGGAAGAGCCTGAGGACAAAAAAACAAAAAAGAAACCAGTAGAGAAAAACTCTGCTGAAGACGAACCCGAAACCCCAGAAGAGCACAAGGAAGAACCAGAAGCTCCTGAGGAGCCAGAAGACTCTGAAGACACTCCTGAAGAAACCCCAGAAGAGCCAGAAGAGGAATCTGAAGACGGCGAGTCTGAAAAAACAGAAAACAAAATAAATAAACAAGAGGAAAAATTAGACATGACTCCTGAACAAGTTCAAGAGATTGTTGCGAACGCTGTGGCCAGCGCTATCAAGCCAGTCGCAGAGAGCGCAACTAAAGCTGCTGAGTTAGCGCAGGACGCTCTAGACGCGCAAGCCAAAGAGCCTGAGTTCAAAGCAGCTAACAGTGCACAAACAGACACGGCTTACAACGAACGCGCAAGCTTGGTCAAGCAGCTGAACGCAGCCGTACGCGTTGAGCGTAGCTATAGCCCAGAAGCTATGCAGTCTTGGCACAAAGAGAAAGTTGCTAGCTTAAACGCTTTGAAGGAAGCTGGCATTGTTGCTAACTCGCTGACACTCGAGGATCTTGGTAACTTTGTTATCGGACCAGAGCTTTACAACGAGATTGCAACTGCTCGTACTAACTATTCAGCGATTCTCGACGCTACCAACTGGCGCGAATCAGACTCGATTCGTTACGGCTGGCTAACTCGAAGCTCTGACATCGACATGAAGAGCGTCGCTACAGGTGCTTATGGCAGTGTCGCTTCACCAGACACCAGCGACAAACGACTGAAACCAGTATCACAGCCAGGCTACAAATCACACACTGATGATATGGAAGAGCTGGCGGCTGTCTGCCCAGTGCCGATTAGCACGATTGAATTCGCTGCTGCTGACATTCTAGACGACATCGCGGCTGGTTTCCGCAATGACTTTGACCGCAAACGTGCGCAGTTGGTCATTGCTCGCTTGCAGCAAGCTGTAGACGCTACTGGCAACAAACAGACCTTTGACATGAGCGAAGGCCTAGAGGGCTGGACGATGGTTGTCGCTCGCGCCGCTGACCACACAAGCGTTGGCACGCTGGTTATGAGCAACAAGACGTTAGCTCTGTTGAAGAACCAAGCTATCAAAACCCAGAACGCTGCTGTTCTGCAAGAAGTTGCTGGCGGTACATTGTTAGGTACTCCGTTTATCGCTGTCCCTAATGACTTGATGCCGACACTGAATACAGCAGAAACCCGCAAGTTCTCGGTTAATGGTACAGATGTGACGGTTAACTCGGCTGTGTTCTACGCAGACCTGAGCACATTCTCTGGTCGCACTCACGGCGGTCTGAAATACGACGTCGATGGTCGTGCTTCCTACGAAATGGGCGGCAAGGTCTACTCCGCGTTCCAGCGAAACGAGCTGCTTATCCGTGGTTCGTTCTTCCGCGGCGGCGTGGTCCGAGACGAAACTGTTGTTGCATCTATCCCAGCTGTAGCAGTCTCGTAATCTAAAAAACAAAAACAAAAACTTAGGTAGGGAAATGACCATTGAAGAGTACACGAAATTAACTGGCATGACAGTCGCGTCCAATGATATGGACCGCCTCGAGGCTATCATTCGTCGATGCGAAGCCAGACTGAGCTCTCTTCTTGGTTATTCCCTATCTGGGCAAAAAGAATGGACTGAATTAGGAAAAATGCAGTTCAGCGGCTACGTGCCGTTTACTTCCCTGCCAGTGGACGCCGAAACAAAGAGAAATCTTTTGCCTGCGGACCCAGCCACTGGCGTTACCTACCTGTTCAACTACGACGAGTTGGACAAGCACATTAGAATTTCGCCATTCAAATCTGTACACAGAGCAAAAATAGTTTTGCCAATTGACGAGGACCAGTTTATCACAATTTACGAGTTGGACGATGTTACGCCCTATCTAAACGACGCAGGGCTTGTGGTAGCTATCAACCGAAAGAGTGATTGGTTCAAATGGACATGGTACGCACGAATATCTAGAGTATACAGGTTGAGCCTGATGATTGCTGTTGAGGGCGAGCCTATGGAGTTGTCTTGTGACCGCTCCTACGACGATTTGAGGTATCTGCTCGCGGATATGGTAGCTTACTACTCAGATCCCAACTATTCTCTGCTTGGTAATATCAGCTCGGAGAGTATTGACTCGCACAGCTATACTCGACGCTCTACTGGGGCTACTCCAGACTTGGCCGCTCCGCAAGGACAAGCAAGCGCTAAAAAGATTATCGAGAAGTACGCTGGGCCGAGCGCCTTTAGAAAGATGGTGCGATGAAATACCCAGACACTGTAAGACTCATTGAGACAAAGCCAGATGGGTACGGCGACAGAGCGGTCAAAACCGAGGTCGTCACAGCCGCTGCCTTCATCAAGAGAGCTGGTTACACCCACGGGGGAAATACTGAGGGCGAGACTTCGACCGCTGCAGTATATCTTGACCCAAAGAACTCTAAAGTGCTGGGCTACAAGGACGATCTTGAGGGTATGTATATCTGGGCAGAACCATTTTCACAATCTACTTGGTATAGAATTATCAGTACTAATGTCGCAGAGAGAAAGCTCCTGAACAACGCTTTAGACAATATCTACTGCCGACTAGAGAAAGCAGCAGGCCTAGCTTATGTTCGTATCAGCTAAAACCTATTTCAAGAATGGTATGCCGCACAACATCAGGCTTCTGATTCGTGCGAACACACAACTTCCTGAAGAGTTCATCAAGCGATACAAGAAAAACGTGTCTAAGATAACTCCGAAGAAGAGTGGTTGGTTGCGGCGAAGTATCATCACCCAGGTCACGCCTGGGCGAGGTGAAATAACTTGGCGTGCTGTCTACGCGGCCGCACAAAACCAAGGCTGGCACACTACAAAAAGCGGTAAACGGGCTATCTACAAAAGATACACTACTGGTGGTACTGGTGCCAAGTTCGCTACAGAGGCCTTCAAGAAAACCAAGGCAGAGATGCCAGCAGTATACCGAGAGTTGGGATTGACTAAATGATAGATACAAAAACAGTAGGGGAAGCTTTTGTAAAATTTCTCGAAGAAAAAGATTACGGCACTTTTGGCGTAGACTTGTTTCTAGGGGAGTTGCCGATCGAAGCGCCAGACAAAGCCTGGCTGGTTGTGGTATCCGGGGGCAATCCAGAACTGGTTACTTTAGACGGCGGAATGATAAAGCTATACACATTCAACGTCTATCGACGTGCATTGGCAGGGAAGGAAATCGAACGCGAACTATTCGGTCTAGAAGAGACATTGAACTGTGCGGAATGTGTTAATCTGGAGGGGTTCCAAACAATCTATACCAGAGCAACACAATTCGCCCAGGACAATGACCTCGAAAACGAGAACAGGCGCATTGGTCTTGTACAGGCACAAATACGCTTGTTCCGAGGCAAAACGTAAAAAAGGAAAAACAAAAATGGCTTTAGTAAGAGGACCTTTCAAATTCAAGTGGGGGACCAACGTGCTCAGCAACATTTCTGAGATGGATTTCTCGTACGATGTTGAAGAGAGCGACACCTCGACTTTGGACGGCAACAAATACACTATCCAGACTGGGCTGAGCGCTTCTGCGACCTTGACCTTGCTTGATAACGATGTTGCTTCATTAGCTACTATTCTACCCCAATACTATGTAGCTAAGGGCGCTAAATTATCAACTGGCGAAACCGTGGGCGCAGACAAAGGCGCAGTCGATATTGCGGCAGCTTCATGCTCGTCAAGTGTCACCTACAACAACCTAGATATCTGGGCTTGCGGTGCAAATGACAACACAGAAGTTATGCGTTTAGTCAACGCCCGTACGCAAGTGGACAGCATTGATCTAGGCGATGGCTTGAGGACAGTACAAATCAAGTTCATCGGTGAGCCGAAACCAGGTCATGGCGCAGTCCAGTTCTTGAACAGCAAAGAATCGTTCGTAAGTTAAAAATCCATAAAAACCAAAGGAGTTTATAAATGGCAAAATATAATTTAACGAGTAGTCTTGACAAAACGTTCACATTCTCGATCGAAGACAAAGAGTTCTTGTTCACAAAACCGACGGTGCGCCAAGCACGTGAGATGGCTCGTTTGTTCTCCGCAGCTCAAAAAGAAGAAGACCCAGACATGCAATCTCAAAAGAGTCAGGAAGCTATGCGCGAAGTGTACTCTTTCATTACATCGATGGGGCACAATGAGAGCATCGAGGACGTTTTGGACAACCAAACAGTTGACGTTCAGGCGGCCTTCGGCGAGATGATGAAAAAAGAACTGAGTCTTGAATAATGAACGAAAGCTTTGACGAAGCTTCTGCACGAGTCAGGGCTATATTCGGCAACGAAGTGTCTGTCAAGCCTGTCCGAGAACAGACTGCTTCTTCAGACGACGAGAACGAAGAGGTGGACCTGCTCACCCGGGTCTGCTACTTCTATCCTCAGTACACTTTGGAAGACGCTGAACAACTCGCAAGCACTCAGGTAGAGGCCTTGCTTTGGCAGGCTGAAAAACAAAGGGCTACCGAAATGTATCATATGACCCTTATCGCGGCAGCACCTTATTCCAAGAAGGGGAAAATGGTCAAAGAGTTATTAAAGAAATACGAAGAAATCATTAAGTCGTAATGGAAAACAATGAGATAATAACCAGATTGATTGCGCAGGACGAGACAACACCTGTCCTCAAGAAGGTGGACCGCCAACTTGGGTCAACAGTGAGGTCTTTGTCTAACTTGGGCAGCGCCTCCAAAAATACTGCTGGCGCTCTAGACGAGTCTGCCTCAGCCTCCAAAAGACAGGCGAGCGGGGCTGATCAGGCTGCTAGTTCTACCGACCGTGCTGCCAACGCTCAAAAAAACTGGTTTGCTCATATCACCAGGACTACGATTCAATCGGCCTTAGTCAATAAGGCCTTCTTGACTGTTGCGGATTCCATCGGCAAAGCCGCCAAACAAACAGACCTTATTGAGACATTCCCCGCCGCTATGGCCTCCATGGGAGTGTCCTCAAATGTCGCCTCTGACGCTCTTAGCAAACTCCGAGTGTATGTTCAGAACGTAGGAGGGGACCTAACCGCAGCCACTAATGCAGTTTCTCGCTTCGTACAGGTCAACAAAGACGTCAAGGCTTCGACCGCTGTCTACGCAGGTGTTAATAACGCTCTCATGGCGGGCGGCACTTCTGCAGAAACTCAAGCTAGCGCCCTAGAGCAGCTTATTCAGGCCTACTCGAGAGGTAAGTTCGAGGGCGAGGAGTGGCGCTCTGTCAACACGGCTATGTCTCTTGCGATTAGCAAAACAGCCGAAGCTTTAGGCTATGTGAACACCTCAGCATTGCAAAAAGCTCTAACTGATGGTGCCGTCTCGATGAACCAATTCATCACTGAGCTTACGAAGATATCCACGGAAGCTGGCCCTATCGCCGAACAAGCTATGCTCAGAATGAACGGCATTGAATTCGCCCAGATGGCCATGAAAAACGCTCTGGTCAACGGATTAAACGAAATCTACGCTGCTGTCGGTAGGCAGAATATTGTCGCTTTCTTCACCTTTTTGACTGACGTTATCCGAGTCTTGTTCACATGGATCGTGGCGCTTATAAACGCGTTCAGAGGCCTTATAGGGTTCATTACAGGAAAGAAGCTAGAACCAATCACTGGAGACACCCAGGAGGCTCTGCAAAATTCTGCAGGCAGTGCTGGAAAGATAGGCAAAAACCTAGATGATGCTGGCAAATCAGCCAAAAAGCTCCACAACCAGCTGGCCGCTTTCGATAAGATGAATGTTCTTCAAGAGCCGACCACAAGTGATGGCGGCAAGAAAAAGAAGGGCGGAGCAGGCAACGGAGGCTTCGACCCAGGTCAGACTTCAGCTCTTGATAATATATTCGGCAAGATGGCTGGCAGCCTTAAAGAGGCTTCGCTTTGGGCCAAGATACTTGCTGGTATAATCGCCGCTTTGGCCGTCAACAAGCTATTCGGAGGAAAACCTCTGGATATGTTGATAAAAGGGATCGACGCAGCTACTCGTAAAATGTTCGGTCTGGACAGAGCAGCTAAACAGGCTGGAGCATCAGCGGGTAAATCACTAGGGCAGAAGATAGGCGAAGGTGTAAAGAGCGGCATCAGCGGAGTTGGATCTTTCTTGGGTTCAGCTCTGGGCTCTTCTCTCGCGAAATTATCGCCAGCCTTCACTGGACTTGGCTCTACTATTTCGGAAACATTCAGCAGCCTCGTCGCGACAACAGGAGGCTCTGCCGCAGCAGCAGTGGGAGTTATTGTTTTGGCTGTCGCGTCCGCGGTGGGGGAGTTCTTGCTATTGAGAGACCACTGGAAAGAAGTTGTAAAATTCCTTGAGGATATTTGGAAAGGTTTCTGCGACATTCTAGAGAAAGCTTCTAGACCTGCGGTGAACGCCGTCAAGAAAATATGGGGAGAACTATCCGAAGCACTTAAGCCAGCGATAGACTCCATGAAGAAAGCGTGGAGCGAAATTGCAAAAGCTATAAAACCGTTCACAGACGAGCTATCCAAACTCTGGAACACCTATATTGCTCCATTCGTTAAAACTATTAGTGATTGGATTGAAAAGAACGGGCTTCTTGTAGCTGGGCTTAAGATTCTCGGCGCTATATTCACTGGCATGCTTGCCGCCGCGTTTGCCTCGGTTCTTGTGCCTATTGGCTTGGTAGTTGTACTATTGGCCGGAATAGCTTCGACAATAGCTATAGTAGTTAGCGCTATCGTTGATTTTGTGTCCAAAGCAATAGCAGTCTTTATGGACCTGTGGAACGCAATCACTACAGGTGTATCCAACGCGTGGAATACCGCGATTGCCATAATATCCGGGATACCTTCTTGGTTCAACAACAATATTGTTGTGCCTGTAGCTGCCTTTCTTGTGGGCCTATGGAACACGCTCGTAGATGGAGTCAAGAATGCTTGGAACACTGTAGTGGGAATAATAGTAACCATACCTGGCTGGATCAACACGTTTATCATCGTCCCGGCCATAGGATTCTTCCTATCTCTGTGGAACAGAATTGTAGAAATATTCGCGGGTGCTGGACGTTGGTTTGGAGACGTGTTCAGAGGCGCGTGGGATGCTATCACAGGTGTATTCTCTGGCGTGGGCGGCTTCTTCAGGGGAGTATGGAACACTATTGTGAGCATATTCACAGGTGTTGGCACATCGATAGGCAACGCTATAGGCGGGTCTGTGAAGGGTGTAGTGAACTCTATTCTTGGGTTTGCCGAGAACACTATCAACGGCTTCATCAGGGCCATAAATGCAGCGGTAGACACAATCAACCGTATTCCTGGCGTGCATATCGGCCGCTTAGGACTATTAAATATTCCTCGCCTTGCAACTGGTGGTGTAATCAGCCAGCCTACCGTGGCCATGGTTGGCGAAGCTGGCGCCGAGGCTGTCATGCCACTTGAGAATAATACTCAGTGGATAGACAAATTAGCTTCTAAATTAAACATCGGCGGTTCGCGTTCCAGCGACAATGGCTTAGAGGTGACTAACCGGCAAGACCAAAAACCTATCCATATCGCCATCAATGTATCGGGAGTGTTTGCTACAAGCAACGCTGAAAAGCGTAAGGTGGCCGAAGAAATAGCCGACCAACTGAAAGACCTGTTCAAGGCTCGCGGAATTAAAGGAGTATTTTAGATGGCATACGAAATAACACTGAAAAACAGCTACACCACGTGGAACTCTCCGACTCCAGACCCACCTATCGTTCAGCGATATATCGACAGCGCCATAGAAGTGACCACCCTAGACCTAAATGTCTACACTGACCTCTTGAGCCGTAAGCGAAGCTGGACAATTCAATGGGGCTATATGGACAAGACCTCTTACAGCAACCTGCGCTTTATTATTGAGAGCCAGTTCACCAACCTTGAACTGCCGATCTTATCAATACCAGACTTCAGAGTCCAGAACGTCGTAGTCAAAGCCACCCTTAATGACCATAGCGTTGTCGATAGAAGCGGGCTAGTCGAAAATGTAGAACTGACATTGAGAGAAACTATCCAGGCTTCGAAGAACTATATGGTGTCATAGAGAAGAATATGCAGAAAGTATCACCATCATTTCACCAGAAATCTCAAGCGTCTGTGCGTCATCACAGTTGGGCGCTTCTGTTTTCTTTTGATAAGGAATTCGACAACAAGAGCACGTTCTTCACTCTGGACAGGTCTTTACTCAACGGCAAGGACATTTTAGCGCCAGTCGGAGATAACGTACTACAGTATTGGGACTTTTATCGGTTTGCTCCGTACACTGACAGATTAATTTCAATGGAGTGGAGCCGCGAACTTGAGTTCCCCTACTCAGTACAGTCTTGCATCGCTACCGTGACCTTGAATAATATAGACAATTATTTTTCCAGCCATACAGGCAGTCCGATAGACCAATACCTTATTCCGTCTAGGCCTGTCAAGATATTCTCGGGATTCAACGATGAGCCTTTTTTGCAGCAGTTTGTTGGGTTGACCCAGGACAAACCCGAGTTAGACCAGGACTCCAATACCGCTAAATTCCAGGCGCTGGACTATCTGAGCGAACTGTTCAAACTCAAACTGTCAGATACTATCTCTGAGTCCAATATTAATACAGCAGACGCTTTGGCTCTGCTCTTCAGGCAATTTGGCATAGAGCCTAACCAATTCAAGTTAGAGAGGGGTTCTAATACTATTCCTTTTCTATTCTTTTCTAGCGGCGAAGACGCGGCCGAGGTCTTTCGAAAGATTATGCAGGCCGAGGGCGGCAGATTATGGATAGACGAGGCGGGAATATTCAAGTTTGATAGGCGTACCTCGATTCATAATGATATTGTATTCGCGTTCGACGAAAGCAGTATCTCCTCCTTGTCGGTGACCAGAGATACCGAAATCATAAACCGAGTAACTGTCACCTCAAATATCCGCGAGAAGCAGCAAATCCAGCCGATTCACACGGGCTCAGGAAGACTATCCGAGGCGAATCTCTCGGAAGCGATAGTGATACCAAAGGGCGGTACAGCAGAGTACAGCTTCAGGACTGACGATCCTGTGGCAGAGTTGGTCGAGCCTACAAACGGGCGCCAGGTAGGAACATCATGGTTCTCTGTCAGAACACGCGGGGGAGAGAATATTCCCAGCGGTGTGTCTATTAAAAAAATAACGAGGTCAGCTAGCGGGGTTTCGATTATTTTCGGCAACAGTAATGGCTACGACGCGTTTCTATCGGCAATAGAAGTCTATGGCGCGCCAGCTAAGATTGTTGATACCATTGATTATGACGCTTACGACCAGGACAGCATCGACAAATACGGAGAGCATCTGCTCAAAATAGAAAACGATCTGTTTGGCCGAGAATCAAACTGCCAGTCTTTCGCCTATGCTGTGTTAGCAGCTTATTCAGAGTTCGACGCCGTTATCGAGCTTACAGTCAAGAGCAACCCCGCTCTACAGCTTTTTGATATCATAAAAGTAGACACCAGAAAAATCTCAGGTACTTTTCAGATAACGAAAATCGCAAGCTCTGTCTCTAGCAGCGGGATAACGCAAACCATAAAGGCTCGAAGGCATACTATACGTTCGTACTTCATTCTGGACAAATCATTACTAAACGGAAGCGATGTATTAGCACTATGATAACTGTAAAAAAACGATACTCAGGACAAAGCGTCATTTCTACCAACAGTGGAGATATCCGCATAGAGACTGGCGCGGGTAGACTAGTGGTGTACGACAGAGACACTAATAACGAGGTCACAGTTCTCGACAAAGAGGGCTTTCTATTCTCAGACGGCAACGTAAGACGAATCAAACTGGGCTCTTTTGCTTCTCGAGTGGGGCTTTGGGTGAGCAAGGCTGGTAAAGACGTAATCGACTTGTTGGGGGGCTAATGATAAAGGATTTCGTTCTAACCAGCGACTACCCAATAGACCAAGTAGTGTACCGGAGCGATATTATACCGGTGACGGCTCAAGGGTACAACACCAGCCGGGTAAATATAGCTCACGGGGTGGGACAAGAATTCCTGCCGATAGGGCAGTACTCACTGAGCGGGGACTTTTCTTCGAACGTATTCGGAGTGGGTTCATCAGAAGCAGGACCTGGAGGAATTCTCAAGTTTTCCACTAGATTAGGTGTCTCCTCCAGTACTATGGCTATAGAGGTAGTCAACCAAACTCAATCTACCGAGACGCTGTATTTCAGGGCTATCGGGCTCGCGATAGAGGGGACTCATAGACCATTCGCGTCTACTAGCCATTATCACGACCTTACCTTTAACACAGACACCAACCAATTGAAGTTGGTTGATTCGGGCTCAGCTGTAGTAGGCTCAAATGCGAGTGTGTCTATTCCACATTCGCTGGGATATATACCGACAGCTCTAGTGTGGCAGTCCTCTTGGTTGGGGATAACGCTCGTGGATTACGTTTCGGTCGAGAATGAACTATTCGGACAGAACGTGTTTATTGACTCGCAAAATCTAATCATATCGAGACAGGGGCTTGAGGGTACGAGCACCTACTACTACAGGATATACGCCGATGAATAATTTTCCAGATGACTTCAATATAAACAGCGACTACGCGACTATCAGCCATGTCGGAGACGCCTCTGTCCAGTTGGTGTTGCCAGCTGGGCTCTCTATCCCGCCTAGCACCAACTATGTCCAAAAGAAAGAGATGGACTTGGTAGCTACAGGGATTCTCCGTCTACTAGTGAGCACTTCGAAATACCCTCATAGAAAGGTTGTCTCTTCTTCGATGTCTTTGACTAGAAATTTTAAGGTAGACACAGGAGAGACCACCCCTACGACGGTGCTGATCGTGGGCTGGCTACAATCAAATGGAGTTGCCGCCTGTTCGCTTAGTATTCCCAACGTGTTCAACACAACCCTTTTTTACACAGGGGGTACCGAGGTGTTCACTGTCGAAGCCAGAGCGATGACGTTCCCGTACTAAAAATGGTATAATATAGTTATGAACAGATACGCAGAACACAATCGGATTGGCGTGTATCGGGTTCTCAGGAACTCAGGTTTTACAGTCAAAAAATACACTGGCGGCTATCCATACCTCAAGAACGGTATTATGGTGGAATCATCGGAAGCTGAACCTATTTACTCTTACGGTAAGAATTACAAAAATGATGCTGGAGAGTTTTCGCTATTCGTGTGGACAACAAACAAAAACAAAAAAGAAGTAGAAGATAGACTCGACCAAGCCTCTAACCGCGTGACCGTGGACAAGATAAACGGCACATCGACTATTGGTTCGTTCGTCTACCTAGATTAGGAGAAAAATATGTCATTGCCTCATCAAAATCTTGATGCTGTTCCCTTCACCCCGCTCACAGCAGAATTTCTTGACAATATGAACGAGAATATTGAATCGCTCGCTAGGGGAACAGGGCTCGACAACAAGTCCGTGAAACCAGAAAAAATCGACCTTGCGTCAATGTTCGCGGGCAAGAACCACAACCAAATCGTTACTATTGGCAAGCTGACTATCCAATTTGGGTGGACGCAGTTTTTGGGTAATAGTACAAAAAACATACAAACGCCGATTACTTTTCCGAAAGCTTTTACAGAAGTACACGCTATCATGGCTGGGTTTAACGGCTATAAAGACTCGGTAGCTGGCAATCGTTTGCCTGAGTTTATAACCCCAGTCGGTGCAGGTAACCATGTTGAAGCGTCTAAGATTACAAATACAGGGTGTGTCTTGGTGGCGACATCGGTAAATAATTTCGGCTATGCCCAGCACGCTGTCTCTTGGATCGCGATAGGAGAGGCCTAGAATACAACCGAAAAATAGAGTCTGACGCGGTCCTCCAGGGCTGCGTTTTGCTATAATATAAAGAGAGAGAAACAAAAAAATGGCTCAAATAAACCCCATAGTAACGATCAACGGAGTCTCTCTAGACTCCAGCCAGATAGCTCAGTATAAACTCACATATAACAAGCTTTGGAAGAATGCCAATCGCAATATGGATGGTGTCGTCACCGCTACGCTCATTGGTATATATCCAAATATCTCATTGACTACGAGAAGTTTGTCTTTTGACGAGGCGATGGCTCTATCAAACGCTGTCAATACAGACTACTTTACCGTGACCTTTTGGGACACCCAGACTAGTACCCATAAATCAGCTGTGTATTACGCGGCCGACCACGAGGTAGAGTTTCTGAGCGAGTGTCGTTACGGACAAGTAACCATAGACTTGGTAGCGAAGAGCCGAGGTATCTAGAGATGAAAGAAAACATAAACCCAATTGAATTCGGAGAGATGAAGTCAGACCTTAAGCATGTTAGAGAGTCCATGGACAACCATACTGTCGTTTTGGACAGAATTGAGGAAAAGCTCAATAAATTTGCTACACGTTCTGATTTAGAAGTTCTCGAAAATCGTGTCAAGCGAATTGAAGAAAGAAATCAAACCATCGACGGTAATATATTCATGAAAGCCATCGCGCCAGGAGAGAAGAAGCTAGTCTCGCTGATTATTAAGATAACCGGACTGGGAGCGTTAATCTTGATGGTAGCGATGTATGTGTATGGGCAGTCGAACACCCAGCAGCTTATTATAAAGAAGATAAACGAAGAGACAGCTAAAATTAAACCAAAGGAGTAATGCGTGAGCAGAATAACAGACTGGCTAAATTCAGCAGAGGGACAAGCTTTTAACCCTGATGGGGCTTACGGATTACAATGCCTAACTCTCGACGCTGAAGTTCTCATGGCTGACGGGTCAAAGAAACCTGTCGGCGATTTAGTACTCGGAGACAAGGTTCGGTCTACTCGTGGCGGGATAAATACCGTCATAAGCAACCAGAAGGCTATCTTACCCGTCTATGAGATTAAAACCGCTCAGGCGACGCTCAGAGCGTCCACAGAGCATTTATTTGAAGTATACCATAACAGTGAACGAGTATTTAAGGAAGCCAAATACATCAAAGAGGGCGAGCACATCAGTACAGTCAAGATTGATGACAAAGGAAACTTGTGCACGGCAAGCTTGCCAGTTTTGTATAAATCAGAAGACACTACCCCGGCGGAGGTCAGCGTTCTTGAGCTAGACGGAGATAAAACCTACATTGCAGAAGGACATGGACATCATAACTGTAAGGATCTAGCCGACGCCTACTGTGTCCATTTATTCGGAGATTGGCAAAACACTCTTCGCCCGAACGACGCCGCTCAGGCTTTTGCTGGCGCCAACGATGAATACTTTATCAAAATTGCCAACAACCCTAACGATCCGAACCTTATTCCGCAACCAGGAGACATTATCACGTGGGGCCCGATGCCTGGAAACCCAGCAGGACACATAGCTGTTGTTTATTCGGCGGACGCCAACGGGGTAACTGTACTAGAGCAAGATGGGTTCCTGCAAATACCAGCTCGCAAGAAATACTGGCCTAACTACATAGTCGGCGGTGTTCTCACGCAGGGGTGGTTACGCCCACGCCCAGAGAAGATTATCAGGTATGCCCAACCAGTTTCTCCTAAAGAACGAAAGGCAGCAGTAACAGTAAACGCGCGAGACGAGCCCAACACTAGTAGTGGTATTTTTCAGCAAATTACGGCTGGTGATACTGTAGAAATGAAAGGTTGGGTGCATGGAGAGCCCGTGGATGGAAACACTACTTGGTTTGTGACCGCCAGAAGCGGTAAGTATATGTCTGCAGAGGCTTTCGAAGACAAAGGCACACATGATTTGCCAGACCTCACTCCGAAAGCTAACCCTACAGAACGTGCAGCGACATCGCAGGGGGTACGAGCCAGGAAAGCACCGACCACTTCAAGCGAAGTTGCACAAACAGTCGAAGGCGGCAAAACTGTAGAAATGAAAGGCTGGACACGTGGCGAAGCCGTTGAGCCTGGAAATGATGTCTGGTTTGTTTCAAAGAATAACGGACTTTATCTGTACAGCGGCGCATTCACCGACTCAAGTACACACGATTTATCAGAGATCAAACAAGACACCCCAACCGCAGAATCCGTTGATTATAGTAAGATAATTCTTGACGTGTCAAACAACCAGCCGGACGAAGTTTCTGCCCACTTCCACAAATTTGGTGGCGTAATCTTGAAGGCAGGACACGTTGGACAGAAATATGGCGGCGACGCCAACAAAATCGACCCTAAACTCGTCAAGTTCGCCGAAGCCGCAGGTGACAAATTACTGGGTATTTACTGGCTCCCGTACTTCTCAACCGACGAAGAAGCCAAAGCTGAGGCGGAGCGCTTTGCTGAAGCCCAGAAGCTAGTAAACGCCCCACTGCTATTTGTTGATCTCGAGCCTGAGTTTGAGGGCACTCCAGAACAGCTCAAAATGTTTGACAATATCGTCTTACAAAAAACTGGTAAAACTGTCTTTGTCTATGGTGGAGATGCTGTTATTTCAAAACTGGGCTTAGCGCGAGTCGATTGGTATCCAAACTATGGCACGAAAGACAACTATGCCCATGGCTCACTGATTCATCAATACACCGAGACTGGCAAAATCGATGGTTTTGGTGGTAATCTGGACTTCTCTACTAGCAAGCTTACTCTTGAAGAACTAAAGAAAATAGCCTCTGTAACCTCACCAGAGGCCCCAGAAGACACGAAAGACAAAAGAACAGGTACAACTGAGAAAAAAACAAAGGAGAACAAAATGGCAAAACCAACCCTGAGTCTAGAAGACTCCACAAAACTAGCAGAACTAGCGCAGCAGCAGATTACCAAGACCGAAGAGCTAGTGGAAAGCGATATCGCCAAGGAACTAACCGCGGGAATCAGCAAGCGAACAAAACTAATCATTTATATTGTAGGAGACACCTTGTTGGGCGCGAGTGCAATTGCTCCACAGGCGGCGGTCGCTATACTTTCTGATGACGCATACGTGAAAATTAACGCGATTAGTGGTATACTAGCAACAGCTGGCTTGTTCCTACTCACCATGTTCGGTATCTACAAGAGCGGGCGAAAGGGGAACAAATAGTGGAAAATATCATTAACAACTTAAAGGCAGCGCTCAGCACAGAGACGGCGAACGGGCGCATGATACGGACATTTGTGCAGGCTTTTGTCGGGGTGGGAATACTAGCGTCAGCTGTAGTAGCCCTACCAGAGTTTCAAAGCCTTATGCGGACCATCGGACTGGCCGGTCAGATGACAGCCGTAGCTGCGTTTGTCGCGTCGATGTCACGCTTAATGAGCGCTGCCGAATCACTCTACGAGAAAGCGAGGAAGTGGGCAGATGGAGAGAAAAACAACACCGATAGCTCAGATGGTCGAGCAATTCACAGACGACGAGCTAATAAACGAATATCGTGAGGCCCTAGGTCTACAGGCTCTGAGCCAGGAATACTTAGCCACACTCGAGGACGAGCATTTCAAACGGAACCTTGGAAGTGTAGCGCTAGCCTACCTGGTGGAGCAAAGTAGAGAGGAGCCAACAGTATCATCGGAGGTTCTGCCTCTGAGTACCTGACAAGGGGCGCCCTTCATTGGGCGCTCTTTTGTTATAATAGAGTAAAGGGGTATTGCCCCGTCAAGGAAAGGGTTTTATGATAAAAGTCTACACAGCACAGGGGTGCGCATACTGCCAGATGGTCAAGAGGTATCTCAAGTCCAAAGGCACTGATTACGAGGAGGTTGACATTGATAAGAACCCTTTCCTGCGTGATGAACTTATAGAAAAGACAAGGGCGAGAAGTCTGCCCATTGTAGAAGTCGGAGAAAACTACGTATGCGGGTGGAACCCGGCAGAGCTTGAGGCACTACTAGAGCACCAATAAAATGGCCACGAGCCAAGGAGAAAAACAAATGGACTACGAAGACAAAAAGAAAAAACTATTTCCAGTACGATGCCCTTTTCAGAGATTATCTAAATCCGACGGGAAGCTTTATCGCTGCAACTCATTGTGCGTTAAAGTATCGCCCAACTCTTCAGGAGAGGCTAGGTGCCGCAAATGCTGTCTAACCTTTAACTTTGAATGCGATAGCGACGGTGTAGTTAATCCATTTGTGAACGCTCAACCAATACCCAAGAAAGAACCCAACAAATAATAAAACGGTAAAAACAAAAATGGACATAAAACGAGGAGATACAATACGCAAAACCCTGGCAGTCCCGCTCAGTGTGTATGAGGCTGGGCTGCGTGTTTATTTCATGGCAAAAAATAGACCAGACAATGATATGGCCGATACTCAGGCTGTAATCAAAAAAGAATTGACCGATACTGGCAAAACAGAGCCAAACAGCAGAGGAGTTGATTGTCGAATATTCGAACTTGCTATCGATCCAGCGGATACTAATGGTATTAACTTCTGCTGCCCGAAACGAGTGAAGCTTGTAGCTGAATTTGAGTTGCGCTACGCCAATGGAAAGATATTAACCCTGCCAAACAAAGCTGACTATCTGAGAGTAACAGTCTACAGTGATATAAGGAGAGGAAATGGCTGATATTGAAGTAATCATAGATAACACTCCGCAAGTCTTTGAGATTGGCGAAGCAGCGATTGGACGGGTTGGGCCACGCGGCGAGAAGGGGGACCGTGGAGAACCTCTGAAGTATGAGAATTTAACTCCAGCTCAAAAAGCGGAGATGAGAGGACCTAAAGGGGATAGAGGCGAACGCGGGGAACGTGGCGAAACTGGAGAAACTGGAAAACCCGGGTTGGACGGAAACCCTGGACCAGTCGGACCTGCTGGAAAAGACGGAGTCGGAATCCAGAATGTCGAACTAGATCACAATTCTCACGGTTTGAACATCACCTTGACCAACGGCACAAAATACACAACACCCTCCGTCAAGGGAGAAACCGGGCCTACTGGACCAACCGGACCACGAGGAGACCGAGGCGGTGACGGTGTTGGTATTTCTGGCGTTGAACAAGACGGAAATTATGGTCTAAAAATTAAACTTACTGACGGGTCATCCTACAAAATAGACAACGTCAGAGGCCCTAAGGGGGACAGGGGAGATAAGGGCGAGCCATTCAAGTATAGCGATTTTACAACAGAACAGTTGGCAGCCTTAAAAGGGCCCAAAGGAGATAGGGGCGACACTGGCCCGAGAGGCTTACAAGGTATACCAGGGCCTGTAGGGCCGACTGGGGCTAAGGGCGAGATTGGACAAACTGGACCTGCCGGTCCGGCTGGCGCTCAGGGCCCTATCGGACCAGTTGGGCCAACCGGGCCAAAAGGCGACCCTGGAACTACCGACTACAACCAGCTAGTCAACAAGCCAGACCTAACCTTAAAAGCCGACAAATTTTACGTAGACAGCCAAGACACGGCTCTTACGAAAAAAATAGACACTGGATTACAAGGCAAGGTCGATAAAGCTGGCGATACGATGACTGGCAACCTAGCGTTATCGACAAATACTATAAACCCGCTTGAATTGACGACCACTTCAGCATCTGGGTGGCAAGAATTAAATATGTCTCACATGGGTGGTGGCACTCAAAATACCATTATATTCAATGCGCAGAATTCAGCTAATATCAAAACCAGGTATGCGCAGATTCAGGCTTTTATGTTTGAGCGCCAGAGAGCCTTAGGCTCTGTTATTATATCCACTAACAGCGCTGTAGGCATGAGAAATGTGGTTACTTTTCTAGCAGGAGAATTAAGGCTCGAAAGTTCTAAATTGACCTTTGGCGCAAGCGACGTCGCGATGATAGCAGGCAACGGTATGCCAAACGGCAAAGTTCTAGCGCCAGTTGGCTCAACTTATATAGATAGAAACGCTACTAATGGCGCTATTCGTTGGATTAAAAAGACTGACGGAAATTCAGTCAATGGCTGGGCAGTAGATTATGGAGATACTGGTTGGCAAAACATTACGCCTAACCCACTACCAGCAAATATTGCATCAACTACAATTAAAGTTAGGCGTTGTGGTGATACAGTAGAGTTTTCTATGAGTTCTTCAGAATTTGTGTCGGCGACTGAAACGAAAATGTTTGATAGATTACCTGAAGGGTTTCGAATCCCTGGTGACGTTTATATCAATGCAGGTCTTGGCCCAGGGACATCTCATTCAGGACGTATATCTTTAACAAGCGATCAAGTAAAAACACAAGCTTCTGTTGGTAAATACAAAACAACCTATGTTCGCTACACCACTAATGACCCGTGGCCAGCGACTTTGCCAAAATAGTACTCAACTATAAATGATTACTTTATAGTTCAGATAAAGAACCGCCTCAAGGGCGGTTTTCTTTTACTTCCTGTTTCATAATATCCTCAAGTATAGTACGAGCCTCGAAGTATTTTTCATATCTTAGCTCTTCTGGAATATCTGACAGGTCCAGCAGCAAGTTCATGCCATAAACCTGTCCGACTTTCGGCGTAGAGCTTTTGTCTTTGTAGCTGCTTAATCTAGTAATCACAGCGTTATCTAGTTTGCTCGCTAAATCTAAAGTTGCAGCGATTTGAGTGAACTCTCCTGACGCAGGAAGGTCTGTTATAGTTTTCTTCATAAATATATTCTCCTCAAATCCATTCTATCCTAGGTTTATCTTTATACCCCTGTTCCCAAATATACCAAGCGTAGCATACAGCGCTACCTTTCTTAAACTCTTCGGGGTCTCCGTTGATAGCCACTTGTATTCTTTTGCTAAACACAGCCACCGTCTTTGGGGGGGCAGTATAAAACATACTGCGTCGCTTCTGCCCTTCTAGAAAAGTAAGCTTCAAAAACAGACAGACCTTATCAGCCCCAAGCCTTAAAGATTTTTCAACGAACTCTTGAGCATATTTGTACGGCGGATTGGTAACTATGACAGGCGCTAGCAGTCTGGTCTGTTTGAGGAAATCAACACCAGGCGTCCCATAGTTTCGGTCGTATAAATCAGTAGAAATAACTTTAGCGCCCAGCTGCTCCATTCGCTTGCTGAGATGGCCCTCCCCGCAAGCACACTCCCAGATATGCAGCCCGTTCAAAGGCAACAACTTGTCCAGAGCGTCTACGGCTTTAGGATCGGTCGCATAGTAGTCATTTTGCGCTCTCGCTCTTGTAGAATGTTCAGACGAGCCCAGCGCAGCAAAAGATGCGCGACTATTCCCAGACCAATCTTTCATGACTGCAATAGCTCCAGAAGTTGAGATTCAGCCTCGGCTTCTCTCTTGTCCTCTTCTTCGTATCCTTCTGCCACCATAACCTTATTATACATAAAAAGCACCTCCGCAGTCAAGAGGTGCTCATGCTTTAAGCGTGCGAATAAATGTATTGAAAACTAGAGGCCGGCGCTGTACGGGAACTTATCACCCCCAGTCCTTTAGCGTTCATCTCGCTGAGGTTGACTGTGCTGCCATCCTCAGACACACTTTCGACATATACGACATGTCCATAGTAGCCTTCGAACGATACTCCTATGGCTCCTTGTTTAGGTGCACTTCCTGTTGAGAACCCCGCAGCTTGAGCGCTGGCTATCCACTGGTTAGCATTACCCCAATAGCTTCCAATGTCTGGCCGTCGTGACTTGACATACCATGTGCAGTTACCCGCTGCATAACCGTTACCCGCTGAATTGGCGGCGTACTTCCCGATGGACACCGTTTTCGAGGCTGCTTCGCGCTTCTTGCGCTCTTTCTCAGCCTTTTTCTCGGCTATTCTAGTCTTCAGCTCTTCAATCTCAGACTTTATCTGCTGAATTTCTTTGGTGGACTCTTCCACCTTTTTCTCGACTAGCTGGGCCTCTTTCTTATTCGACTCTAGAGTTTGTTTGACGTCCGCGACCATCTTCTCCGCAGAATCAACCTCGCTTTGTCTGTCGATAGTCACCGCTGACAGGTCGGCGTTTCCAGTTTTAAGAACTTCCTGTGCAAAAACCCCTCTGTTCATGACGACGGAGTTAGCCAGTGCTGCTGCCACAAGAATGCAAACTACATATCTACGCATTTTACACCCCCGATTGCTCCACAGCCTCTAGCTCTTTCTTGAGCTTTTGCCGTTCTATATCAAGGACTGTTTTTTCCTGGTCGAGTTTCTCTGATTTTTTCTGTGCTTCTCTCTTCGTCTCTACAACAGTCTTGATCTTTTTGTTTAACTCTGTGCTTTTCGCATGCAAAGTTTTGACTTTAGTCTGTTGGGATTGTACGGAGTGCCACGTCCGTACAACGTCTTTGTACCCGATATAGCTGAGCGCTACCACAGCTGCGAGCCCAAAGACTATAGTGATTCGTTTGATACACATAGTCAGACAGCACGTACGATTTCTCGTGTGAGCTGGGCTGTCAAATATCTCCTTATTTATTCAATTTAGAAAATGCTTTAACAAGAATGGCTAGGGCGAATACGACTTGCGGCACAAGTAGTATTTTCGACTCAGCACTGTTCACGCCGATCATGACAATCGCGGTGCTGTAGATAATGCTCACAACTACCAATAGTTGCCCTATCCCTAGTATAACACGCCAGATTTCCGCGAATGGTATATTCTTAGATTTCTGACTCAACATACGCTCTTCGACTATACGAGCGGCTGTCTCTTTATTGTTGTTCTTCATACACCTCCCTTTCTAAGTTGATGTTGCCTAGGCTTAAAGAGCTCATGCTCGATACTAGCAGACCAAACTGGCGGTGTCAAGTATAATAAGATTATGTATGTAAAAAGACGCGGAAAACTAGTAAAAGTAACCAAGAAGTCTATAGGGGCGGTTTCTCCATCTGTCTTGAGAAGAAAAAGAAGTGCTTTCGAGCGAAAAAAGAAAACAAAAGCTTTTAGAAAATGGCGCGCCTATCAGTACAAAGTAAAACAAAAAGGTCTATGCTACTACTGCCATAGACCGATTCGCGGGGTTTGGGTCACAGACCACGTCAAACCTCTATTCAGAGGGGGGACATCTGCTTACTCCAATTTAGTTATTACTTGCTGGGACTGTAACCAGAAAAAGGGGATTAGGCTTGTGAGGCCGTGAGACGCTCTATAAACGAACTTACGGCAGAAAACGATACAGTATACACAATGAACTCTGGAACGCTTCTGGCGACGAATAGCGAGCTCACAGCGCCTATCCACATACTAGTGCAGTATACACATGACAACAAATCAAACAATCCGCCTTTTGTCTGCCGTTTAGCTGCCCATGCCCTCAGTCGATCAAAAATTAGCAGAGGACCACTCTCGTTGACCAGCATATAGGATAGTCTCCAGGTGATTAGCCCACCAAAAATTAAAGTCACAAGACTCATTCTGCGGACTCCTTCTCTGGTTTGTTTAGAAACCCATCTTTATCAAGTCCGTATTTGTCGATATCTTTGATTCGGGCTTCTATGTCGTCAGCGCGGCTTCGAAAAGAGTTAGCTCGTGACTGCAGGTCAGTTTTCTGTATTTCTGCATAATTCCACTCCTTGAGACACTCTTGAAGTGTTTTATCCAGTTCTTCGAACGAGTCGAACATGAATGTCACGTCCTGAACATGCCTACTCGGCGAGGAAATGAATACTCCATACTTGATCTTGCTTGGTTCGAGGCTGGACACCGTGACCTGGACAGAATAATCTAGCAAAGAGTTCTTGAATACCTTGCGCATTATTTTTTTGATTGTTTTTTCTGCTTTTAGTAGTTTTTTCTCCACTTATTTTCTCCCTAACTTACGTTTGCGTTTCAATTTCTTCTTAGATTGGCGTGACCATGTGCTCTTCGTATGGTTTGGGTCAGATTTCGAAAAGGTTCTGCGCCGCTTTCTGTTGCTGACCTCTAATTCGCCAGTGTTAGTCATCAATATTTCAGAACTCATACCTTGTATCGCCTCTCTGAAGAACGTTTACGCCATAATAGTCTCTTAGGTGAGTGGCTACCTGCGGGCGGTCATCTAGCCAAACCAGAATATTGTACTTTCCTTTTATATATTTCTCTAAAAAGTCGCTCTTTACAACAAAGTCTTTGCGCCGGTCGTTCTCAGCGCGCATAACAAGCTTATCGTAGTCAACGCAGTTATGTTCTAACCACTCCTCGGTTTCTTTTCGGCAAACCTCACTACGTCCAGAGAAGATAAAGGTCTTCATATCATTAACCCCGTTTTTCCCGTGGACAACCTGCATACTGTCCAAAATAGCCGCGACACCCAAGTTGATATCGTCATTTCCTACTTTTGACCAATCGTATGGAGAGCGGTCTTTGGGACCATTTGTTAAAGTCCCGTCTAGGTCGCACACTAATACCCAGTCTAGCGCAGGGTCATACTCTAGAAAAGTCGGCATCTTCTTGACGAACATGTGGAACATCTTACGTATGACTTGTTCCCCAACGCTATTTTCGCGCTCAGCGTCTCTTCTTATTAACTCTGCGAGCGGAACGCCAAGAAACTCTTTGATCTCCACTGAAGCACCAAACTCTCGTGCGATTTTAGATATTGCTTTGCTGTGCTTTCTGGCTAGGTTAGTGTCAGAAGATATAACACTCTTTCCCTGAGACAAAGCTTCTCGGATAAGACGGTCTCTTTCTCGAATGACCAGGCGTTCATCGCCCCTTTTGTGGTTGTACACTCCGTCCTTAAATAATTGCGAGTTTTTCCTGATCTCGTCCTTTTCTACCATAACTCGGTTGTCGGGATTTTCGGAAACCCATTTGCGGGCGTAGGTACTCTTTCCAGCGGCTGGTAAAGATTTAAGAATTACTACTTTCTGTTTGTTCATTTTTTCTACCTAGCACTTCTTCGACTGTCGTGCCAAACCTCTGCTCAAGAATAAGCGAGGCGTTATTCATTTTTCTCTCGATTTCTGTGGCCTGCATGCCCAGGCTCAAAATATAATCTACCATGCCATCGGCATCCAGGCGCTCAAGAAAGTTGTCTTCAGGCGTCTTCTCTCCTCGAGATAATTCGTGGTTCATTTTCAATCCTTCTTGGTTATTTTGTATTCTTAAAATAAATTCTATGGCAAGGGGAGCTGCGAGATTTTTCAGTAATGTGAGGTGAGGTGCAATTGAACTAATGTTCTCTATTTTTTTTGGGTTACCAGTCATAGGTGATGCTCCCCTTACTCTTATAATACAGCAAAAAGCTTATTCTTGCAATACTTTACAAGACCATCCGCTGCCATTTTTGAACAATTCCACTTGATGAGACTCGCTATCAGCTGGAATTTCTTTCTCGCCATCAAAATCACGGGTTAAATGAGTCACCTTTACACTCCAGTCTATATAATTCTTAAACCCTTTGTTTCTGAGGGATAGCCCCAGGTTAACGTCGGGGCCTAAACCATTGTCACAGTGAAACTGGTGCTTCATGTAAGAACACAATTTCACAAGCGCGCAATACAGACCGCTAGCGTCTATCTCATCGACAGAGCTGGCCTTGCTTTTAAGGGAAGTTATCCTCTGAGGGCTCTCGCAGTTATCTGCTGCCCATGCTCCAACATAGGGCAGTCCCCACCTGCCTAACTCTACCCCAGAAACTAACCCGGCGTCGTTCTTTTCCGCTATTTTGTGCAGGCGCTCAATCGCATATGGAGGTAAAATGCCATCGTCTTCAAGACTGAATACCCACCTGTACTTGAAAAACTCTTCTGGACTTAACCCGTACATGGCGTGGCCGATTAAGTCTTGAAAGCTATTGTGCAGATTAGAAATATTCTGCCTACGTTCTTCAATGCCAGAACCAACTTCTTTGTTAGGAGATTCACCTATGACAACTCGCATTGTGAGCTTATCTAAGAGTTCTTTGAGTCTTTTGTCTTCAGCAGGGTCTAATTTTTTATCGACTATCACGCAAAGAATGTCTGGCTTCAGAGTCTGGCTTTTCAAAGAGTTCAGAACCCTGTCGATATACCTTGTTCTGGAAATCGGCAGTACAGCGATAATCTTAGAGCTTAAACACATTAAACTCTTCCCCGTCTATTATCTCAAGCACAGTATGGTCGCCCACATCACGTCCGTAAGGATCCTTCGAAAAAGTATCAATACACCATACACCAGGCCTGACCTCATGACAGGTTTTGCCGGGAGTGTGCCCGAATACCTGCTTGCCTGGCGCATAAACAGTGAACTTAGTCGGGCGCACCCAAAGAGGCCCGCAGCTAAGCGTGAGTTTTCGGCTCGAATTAAGCCACTTTTCTGTGATGCCTGCATGAGAATAGGTGACATTATCTATAGTTGTATGGACGGGCAGGCTGGAAACCCACTCTGCTAAGTCTTTGTTTTCTGGATTTTTCAAAATGAAGTAAGTTATCTCGCTAATTCTACCAGCGAACATGTTAGACGTAAGAGCATAGCTGTAGTCATGGTTGCCCATCAGGGCTGTAACATTTCCATGCTTCTTCTCTAACTCCCTGACTGCCCGCCATATGTCAATGTTGTCCATGGCTTTCGCTTTCCACTCGTCTGCGTAATCACCAATCAGAACGACCTTATCGTAATTATCGGCAATTTCATCTACTTTATCGACAATCCATTTTTTTGTATGGATATCTCCTACTGCTAGAACTTTCACATTTTCCTCAGCTTAGACATTATAAATTTCCATTTAGCTAGCACGCTTTCTGGAGAATACTCCTTCACGGCTATTTCTCTTGCCCTATTCGAATCTGCCCTTCTCTTGGTCAGACTACGTTTAGCGAACTCGATAATCAAATTGCTCAGCTCACGCCAATCAGCCCGATCGACAGATATAAGAGTCCTAGTCATCAGCGGTTCTTCTTCGTGAGTGCTAACTAGCCACTCTCTTGGCAGTATTCTATCGTTTGGTTCTACGTTAGTCATGATAACTGGCAGTCCAGCGGCTAACGCTTCTGTCATAGGCATACATGCTCCACCAAATTTGCGTGGCATAATCATCGCATCGAAACCCCGATAAAGCTCTTTCTCATCTTCTGGTGAGTCTCTGTCTATGACAATTCTCGGGTCGTGAACATCTCCGACTTCTGCAGTCTGGGTCTTTATAACTAGCTGAAACTTAACGCTGTCTGGAATACTTTCTACAGCCTTGATAAGGTCAAGCGTGCCATTCCTATCCCTTACAGTCTGTCTGCCAGCTACATGCAAGAACTTTGGTGTGGGTCTACGTAGAAGAAGATTATCTGCATAGATTTCTGCATAGTCGTCTACAAACACTGGTGTTGGTACATACCACGACCTGCCCAACAAGACCCTCTGGTCGTCCAGATGCCAGTACGAGTGGCTCATAAATAGGTCAGGACGCGGTAAGGTCTGCTGTAAATAGTCGGTGAACTCCCAGTTGTTCTGAAGAACAGTCTTGATGCCCAGCTCTTTAGCCCGAGCAAACAAGTTATAGTTATACGGGATTTCGAAAGTAAGCAAGATATCAGTATCTTCGAGAATCTTATCAATTTCGGAATCGTCTATAAACCCATCAATGGTCATAGTATTCTCGTGCTGATACCATTCTGGATGCTGCTCATTGCCGCTAAACGGAGTAGAATCAATGACCACTACTTTGTTGGGTTTTAGCAACCTGACCCAATTTCGGCTTTGATTGCCCAACCCTGTCAAGTCGCATCTAGCTATAATTGTTAGTCTCAAAACACCTGCCTCTCGTCATACTTTTCTAGACCTTTTCTTCCATCGAGATGCACAGATGTCGCCCCCCAATCGGAAATGTAGATAGCCATTCTCCCGTCGAATCCAGGTGTTTGTGCCACCCCGTGTATTTTGTCCTCGATAAAGCAATTAGCGTTATCAGAAAAATACCCCATAATTTTATCATAAAAATCTTTGGTAGCCAAGTGAGGACGCTGGCTCCATTGAACAGTCTCTACTAAAGAGCCCGCTGATAGAGTAAGCCAATCCCTCATGAGATATCGGTGCTCATCCGGAATTTCATCGAAGTGGTAAAATCTAATCAAATCATAGTCATACCCCACTAAAGAGGAGACTTCTAGAGCTTCCTCTGAATCCACAGTGAGAGCGGTATCTCCCTCAACAAACAAAATCAGGTTAGTCTGCACTTTCTTTAGAGCTTCTCTGGTTGCCCCCACTTGGTGAACATGTTTGTCGAAAACTATCGGCAGAATAGCACCGTCTTCGTTGCACAGATACAGAGCGCGGCGGACAAACTCCTCGTAGGCGTCACGCATATCAGACTGTTCTTCCCTCACGCCGTCAAAAGTTACAATAATATCAATATTGCCGAATGTGTCTCGGATACTCTTGATACATTTTTCGAATATCTCAGTACTTGGGTTATCCTTCCAAGGACTCACGGTGACGATAGCCGTGATCTCATCTAACGCTGGCTTGCGCTCTCGCCCAGCCAATTCGTCAATGTCTGAGTAGAACTTTTCCACATAATTTTTCTTCTGTTGAATCCACCAAGAGAAAACTTTGTTAGCTTTGCGTTGAAAGTCTTTTCTCAGCTCATCAATAATAGGAGCTACTTCGTCTCGTCCGATAACAGGAAACGGCTTGTCTGGAAACAGCTTATTCCAATACCCAATTGAATTGTAGTCCTTCCGCGGCGAAACATCATCAGCTATCGGAATAGCTCCTGACTCTAGGGCTTCGTAGAGCCTGAAAGAGTCAGGGGAACATGCACCAGCGGGAGCGGGGGCAATCTTAGACTTATTCATGTAGTCGAAGTATATATCCTCATCGAAGCCTTGCGTGAACCCTTCTGTGCGATTCAAAACGCCTGGAGCCCCTCCCTGCAGATACTTGCTTAACATATCAAACATCGAGTGCCGACGTTCATGAGTATCTTGTGCGCTGAGAAATATATCATTAGTCTTTTCTTTCAGCTCTCGGTGTTCTGCAGCGTGACCGTATCCGACTCCGAACAGAGTTGCGTCTCCATAGTCCTTGTTGGCCCGCGGTGTTTGAACCCATAGTTTCATATTAGGATGAGACAATCTGTCTACTTCGAACAAATTCTCCTCGTCAGCCACGACAACTATTAAGACCCAGTCTAAAGGCCTAATCATTTTGTTGATCTGCTCGACCGACCAAAACTGCCCGGGGACAACAACTACCGCGCCTCCCTCTACTTTATCTATAGTAGTCTCTTTGAGCGGAAACCAATTCAGCGTTTTCCAGACTTTGCCGTCAACCATATCATGCAGAAAAACTTGGTCGAGCGTTCTGCTAGGTTCAAGCCACACGATATCAACTGAACAACTCATTCAGAATAACCTCCCATCTGTTTGTGTAAGTGTGTTCTTTTTTTGTTCTATTAAAGCCGTTCTGGCGTATCTCTTCTCTCTCTTGTTCGTGTTCAAGATAGTAATCGATCTTCTCCCCAAGGTCGTCTAAATCTCCGTGCCTGTAGAGAACAATTTCCTTGCCGTCTTCGTACATATCTTCAACGCCTTTAATATCAGGAAAGATTTGAAAAGCTCCTCGTCCAGGCTGCTCGAACAATCTATCACTAAAGTAGTACGGATATGTGAAACCGAGACACAAAGTATCTCCGACAGCTACTTTTGCGTTCCGGTAAGCTTGATTTAACTCCAGCCCTCTTAGTTGTCCGATCTCGCCGCCGCTTCCGATATGCAAGAATTTGTCTCCGTATTTTAACTTCAAAAAATTTATCAGGTGTTGTCTGTATGGATATTCTGGATGATAATGCCCGCTTCCAGTAAAGATGATGTCAAAACTAACAGGCTGGGGCTTCATCATAATAACTTCGCCCTTGTAGACGGCAGCAGGCAAATAAAAACCTTTGACTTTAGTATTTTTGTTAAACCAATCCGCCATTAATTTATCAACGGTGAAGAAATAATGCAGGTTCTTGTAATACTCGTCATTCTCTAAGTCTTTTTGCCGTTCAAGACCAAACCACAAATCAAGATGATAAGTAATCAGCGGGATGCCTTTCTTTCGAAGCTTTTTGGAAATCTTTTTCCAGCTTAAATTTCCAGGAGTAACCATCGAGTGAGTATGAACTACTACGGCCAAATCTGAGTTTAGACTTTCCTCTAAGAACTTCTCTTTGGTCGTTTGTCCTTCTTGGAGCTCAACTACTTCGTGCCCCATGTGCTTCAAAGTTTTCGAGTGATGCGTCTCGCTGGAAAATTCTGAGATAAAATTTCCTAGAAAAGTTATTCGCATTCTGGTCTCCTTTCCGTGCTTGCTCCCCTGATGCCGCATACAGTGGCCAAAGACACCAGATCCGCAGGCGTTCCATATTCATAAGGTTCTGAATGAGTGAGCTCTTCTATGAACGCTGATAGCCCTGCTCTGTTATTTTCCCAGTAAGGATTGTACGAAACGTATTGTCTGTCGTCAATTTTCACGAGAACTTTTTTCGGATAAATATAATAAGTGAGTTCTCCTCTTTTTAAGATGGTGACTTTGTCTTTTTCCACATGTTTTCCCTGATTAAAGTCTGTTTTGTGTCGTATATTTTAAGTATAAACGATTTTTACATCACGGTCAAGCTATTCTGAAGCGTGAAGGCGGTTTTTCGGCAATTTTGTGAGTCTTTTATTAGTTATGTAATAATTTCTCTAAAATGTCTATATTGACTTACCCCTTAGAGATTGTATAGAGCGCTTTCTAATTCTCAAAGGTTTTCTTCGTCTTAGCTTGGTAGAGTTTGTTTCCTGTAAGTGGTGGTTCTTATTTGTAGGGTTGGCTTAAATCCTTAACCTGGAGAAGTCCTTCAGAGATTTGAACTAGGCGTATTTTCCGTTACTTGATGTAGACTGAGAGGAGTTTCAGGAGACTCCCCCCTACCCCCTCAGACAAGAATACTCCTATATAAGGAGGTAGAGAGAGTCAAAGAAACAATACTTGACGCAGTGCATCGAGTTAGTCCTATCGACTTAGTAAGAACCCCTCAGCTTTCGCCTACTAATTTCTTACCCGACCAGCCCGCATACTGCTACGTCTACTGCACCTCAGACTCTGTCTGCGCCTGTACTAACGAACCACTGTGGTCATTGCAATATGAGAAATATTTAATTTCTGTTCGAGGAATTGCACCTCTTCAACAGGAGCTTAATCCTGTATGGCTAATCGCCCACTTATCATTATATACCATTTGATGAAGACTGGTCAATAACCATGAGCAATTTTTCTAAAATTAATGCTATTGCTTTTTGGCGGTCGGGTATAGTATCTTAGAGAAAAGGAGGGATAAATGTTTATACGCGTTTCAGAAAACGTTATCAGTAAAGAGCACATTGTCGCGCTTTCTAAACATAAAATTACCATGGTTAACGGGCAAGAGATCGCTATCTCGAAAGAAGACTATGAAATGCTCGAGAAGAGGTTGCTGCCGAAGAAGAGGGAAACAAAAAAAGATGAACCAAAAGGCGAAAGAACGGAATTATTCAAGAAATTAAACAAACTAATCGGTGGCTCAGACAGAATAGTATTTACGGAAAAGCTACAAGGACACCTAAACGCTAGAATAAAAGAGGGGTTCACTGAAGAACTGCTCGTGCTTGCCGCTAAGAATCTTTCCAAAAGCGATTTTTACATGGGCAGAAAAGATGGAGGATGGAAAGCTACTATAAAGTGGTTTTTGGAAGACCAAGACCACATCAACCGCTTTCTGAATACACAAACACAAACAAAACCGAGACTGTTCAATGACTGAAGCATTGTACGACGCAAACGCTGAACAAGCTGTTCTAGGCGCTATTCTGATCGATGGTAGTATCATTGGTAAAATCAGAGAAATTGTCAGCTATAAAGATTTTTACGATAGCAACTACTCTTTGATATTCCGAGCTATGGAATGGCTGAACAACAACAACGTTCCCATAGACCTTGTGACGCTCTCAGACGCGCTAGGGCGTGTTGGAGGGCTAGAGAGGGTAAATGGTAGCGCTGGACTAGCAGAACTCGCTGGAGGCGCTATCACGCCCGTTCACGCAGAAAGCTACGCTAGACTAGTAGCCGAATACTCGGGAAAGCGAAGTGTCGGCAACCTGGCGAAAGATATTTCCACCTTGTCTCAGAATAAGGCGCCTCTTCCAGAAATCATAGACGCTGTCAAGGACAAAGTCGAAAAAATTAATCAAAAAAATAACAAACAAAGCAAATATGAAGTCGTCCCTATGACAGATTTTATCGACGAAGCTGAGAACCGATACCGGCTGTGGGGAAAGATGCAAGGACTGTCTACTGGCTTTTCTAATATAGACCGTCTTACGCTTGGTCTGGTGGGCGGAGAATTGATAATAATAGCGGGCCAGACAAGCCGTGGAAAACAACAGCGGGTCAGCGAAATCATTCCAACCCCATCAGGCGACAAAAGGTTCGGCGACCTAAAACCAGGCGACTATGTATTCGGAAGTGATGGTAAGCCGACTAAGGTTACTGGGGTATTTCCTCAAGGCAGAATGCCTATTTATCGAGTTATTTTTAGTGATGGCAGCTATTTAGACACGGGGCGAGATCATCTGTGGACACTACAGAGAAAAGGCAGACCAGACAGAATCATGACTTCTCATGAGATGATGATGAAATTGCCATCTCAGAGCTATCACATACCGCTCACAAAGCCTCTTGAGTATTCTGACGACTTTAGCCCTACGGATGGATACGAGTTAGGCAGATACATAGTGAACAAGCCGTTCTTGGCACGCTTCACAACAGAAACGGCGCGTTACATAGTCCAATCTGGGCTGGATCGTGTGGCACCTGGTTGTAGGTTTATTCCAGAAGAATGGTTCACGAAGTCTGTCAAGGTTCGCAAGAATTTATTAGCGGGACTTGTCTCTGGGTGTGAGATTGTTAACGGCGAGAGATTATTTTCTACTACCTCTTCTAAGCTCGCCAGAGGCGTTGTGAGGCTCGTTACTTCACTAGGAGGCATCGCTACAACAACAGAAACTAAAGAGCGGCTAATAGTGCGTATTAGTGCTCTTGGTTTCGATTTATTTGGTAGGCGAATACCAACTGGTAAAACTTCAACTAAACACCGTAAAGTAGTCAACATTCAGATCGTCGGGCAAGACGAAGCCATGTGTATCTCCGTAGACGCCGAGGATTCTCTCTATGTCGCTGACACCAGATTTAATATTGTCACTCACAACACATTGCTCTCTATGAATATAGCTAACAATGTGGCAAAAACCGGTAGGATAGTTCTGTTTGTGACTTTGGAAATGACTCACGTCGAGCTCACGTCGAGATATATGTATTTGAACGGCGGAGAAAGCAAAGATTTTATTGAAGTGTCCACAAATACTTTATTCCAGAAGAATGACGAGCTTGGTTGGGAGGACATTGACGGGCTTATACGAAACGCAAAAGAAGAGTTGGGCGCAGATCTAGTAGTGATTGATCATCTGCACTACTTTACCCGAGAAGTGAATAATATGTCCGAGGAGCTAGGAAGAATCACTAAAGAATTTAAGAAAAATGCTATTCGCCACAATATACCAATAATTCTGGTTTCGCATGTCAGAAAGTTAGGGAAAGACGAGAAACTATCGGGAGAGTCTTTGCGCGGATCTTCTCTTATCGCGCAGGACGCCGACATAGTTCTCCTTGTCGATAGAGACCCCCAGACAAACGACATGGGCGTCATGATAGATAAAAATCGCACTCGGGGAAAGCTCAGTGACAGAGTCAAAAGTTGGGGAGATATGACAGAGCGCGAGATAAACACTGTCTATCTCGAGTTCAACAACACCAGACTTAAAGAGAAACTACAGTAAAAAGCTCTTGTTTTTCTGCCACGTTTGTTTTATTATAAATACCATAACAATTTAAGGAGGAAAAATGGCAAAAAGCGTTAACCAAGTAGTACTGATGGGGAGGCTGACACGTGACCCAGAGCAGAGGGCTGTGTCCTCTGGCAAAACATTGGTCAAGTTTGGGCTTGCTGTCGATGGTACAAGAGATGGACAAACAAGCTTTTTTGATATCATTGCGTGGGAAAAGTTAGGCGATTTGGTTGTTCAATACCTCAAAAAAGGACACCGCGCAATCGTGGTGGGAAGGCTTCAGCAAGAGACCTGGGAAAATAAGGAAACAGGCAAAAAACAGAGCAGGGTAGAGATTGTAGCCACAGACGTGGTATTTCTTAACAATGACACACAGAATATGCCCCGCCCAGCTACATCGACAGACAACCTAGAACTAAGCGATATACCTTTTTAGGCTAAAGCGTAAACCTGATAATAGGAGTTGACAAAGTAGCGCCTATTTGTTATTATGTAAAGCATAAACAACTAAGCGAAAGGTGGTGGAATGAGCGATGACGAAATTCTACGAAAGTTAGAAAATCTGATCGATCCAACATTTCTTGATCGCGCTTTGGGGGGCGAACCATGGTGCGAGTAAAGACTACAAAGATTAATGGTGCGACAGAATACGCAAAAGTAGCTGATCGCTTAAAGGTGTTTTGGGAGGAAAACCCAAACGGCAAGATCGAAACTGAACGGGAGAATCTGCCTAATAATAAAATCCGCTTCATTGCACGTATTTGGCGAAATGGCAGCGATGTCACAGATTTAATCAAGACAGGCGCGTCGTTAGAAGTGATTAAACTTAGCGCTAATTCTACAGCTAGTGCTGACGCCACTAAAAAAGGTGACAAAGAGAACGAAAAGCTTGAAACCGTCGCTGTTGGCCGAGCTTTAGCTATGTTAGGTTATTTGGCAAGCGGTGAAGTAGCGAGCCGTGAAGAGATGGAGCAATTCGAGGAATTTAAGTCACAGAAAATTCTTGAGGAGGTAGAAAAAGCTATCGACGAGCTGGATTCTGCTAAAACTATGGAAGAACTGAGGAATGTTTTTGTGTCTCTGAGACCAGAAGTTAGAGCTAATGAGAAAGTCATCGAAACTAAAGATGCGCGTAAGACAGCGCTCGAGGATATAAAATGAAAATTATAAAAATAGAGCAAAACTCGGATCAGTGGCTTGACTACCGCAAAGGCAAGTCTGGTGGCTCAGAGTTCAAAAACCTATACATCAACGGTTTGCCGAAGATTGACGCCATGAAAAAACTATTAGATGAGAGAGAAGTCGAATATCCAGAAAAAGCAAAAGCAGGCGAGTTAGCGGCTCTTCTAAGCCCAGAAGATATCGCTGGACTAAAGTTGGCAGCCGACCCAAAGAAAAAGTACTACCAAATGATTGCTGAGCGTGTGGCTCGTCCAATTACTCCGAATGACTACGTTGATAGGCTAGACGGTCAACCGTTCTCTATGCTTGCTCGCGGGCATCTTCTCGAAAAAGAGGCACTAGAGCTTTTTAGCGAAAAAACTGGGCTTAAACTTTTAGACGAGAGTGTGGTCTGGGAGAGAGACGACAATCCTAATATCTACATCTCGCCTGATGGTGTTATTGTGGATAAAGAGCCTCTAGACGACTTGTCGGACTTGATTATCACTCAAGCGGCTGAAGTGAAATGCCCAGAGAGCGATGAAGTTGTAAAAGCATACCTGACAAACCAGTACCCGCAAGAGTACAAGCCACAGGTAGTGAAGTATTTTGTAGTAAATGAGAACCTACAAAAACTGTACTTTATTGTCTACACAGACATGATTCCTGGTCTTGAATTGCAGGTGTTTGAGATTACTCGCGAAGATGTCGCTGATGAGATTGCCGCTGCAAAAGCCTTTGAGGACGCTGTCATGAAAATGATAGACCGCGATTCTGCGAAGATTGCTAACCTAGGATTTTAGTATGAAGCCTAAGAAGACTTATAGCGAGATTAAAAAACGCGCTGAAGAACTAGCCAAACTAGAAAAAACTGCGCCATACGGACGGTGTGTTCTCTGCAATCTAGCCCTAGAGAAGTCTGATATTGAACAAAAACTTTATCCAAACATGCATCAAAATTGTAAAAATAATCATTACGGAGACTAATTTATGAACAAGACAAAAGAGAATTTGCCCGAGCTTGTGGGATATATCGTTGGAATATCGATTGCTACTGTTGTGGTAGCAATCGTAGTGGCTTTAGGCATCAAATTTATTATGTGGATTTTCGGTTGGTGATCATGGACAACCAGTTCGATATATTTCAGTGGGCCAGCTGGGCAGATGCGAATAAGAAAGATTTGATAGTCAGTCCGTTTCTGTTCAACAAAAATTACACACCGTATGCCCTGCGCACTTCGGAAGAATTAGAGCAACAGCTGAAGACCTTGTTTCTTTACGACATAATCAGCGCTGTGGAGATGGGAGCGGCGATCGGGCTGTCTGTCCGAGACTTCGCCGCAAGTGAGCAGACAAAGGACACGCTGCTTTACAGCGAGCTCGAGAGTATTCAGAATGCCAATACGCTCGTTCATCTAATCGAAGACACAATCGGTGTTGAAGCATTCAACGAGTACGAACACGAACTGAAACGTATGCATGGTATTGTGGTGCAATTCAAAAAGCGGTCGCACCCCGAGCAAACTTTCTATATTGTTAAGCAGTTGCAAAAATCCCAAATACTGGATAGAAATCTGTCGTGGCAAATTAAGGGAGACAATCTTTGCGCACTTGATATTGATGGGACTATCAAGATGCCAGTTGACAATCAGGTGTTGATTGCCGGCGGCAAAGTGTTTGCGTTTAATCCAAAGAAATTTGTTGAGCTGTTCAGACAAGACCCATCGAAGAGTACAGCGGTGAAGTTAATCATCAAATTACTGACAAATAAGTTTGCGCTGGCATTTCCTGAGGGGCTATCTCTAGAACAGCTGGCCAATGACAACAAATCGCTAACGGCCGCGCTTATGAAGCTGGACACTGAACACCTACCGTCGTTGGGAGACATTGTTGACTACGCTGATGAAATGAATTTAGCACTTACAACAAACGATGAAGGAGGTGTTGTTATTATGGACAGCCGCGACGCGATGATGTTTGTTAACATGCTATCTGACAACTACGTGGACAGCGGTCTAACAGGAGCACACTATTTGGTGAAAAATAAACAGCTGATAAGCGGCGATGCGCAGTTAAACATGAATATTTAATATGCTTAGTTTGAAAAAAATAAATGGAGATGCTAAAGGAGTACTACAATGAATAAACAAACCTTAATCACGATGGCTGGGATTTTCGGAACCGTTCTGTTGGTAGCTGTCGCTATGCTAGGTTACGCGGTCCACACAAATAACAAGGGCGTCAGTTACGAGGAGCGAATCAAAACCGACTATTCAAATATTGACAAAGAACTTCAGCGGAAATACTCAGTGTTCACTAACATGGTAGAGGCTATCAAATCATACAACAAATACGAGGGTGAAACGCTCACGAAAATAATTGAAGCTCGCAAATCTGGTGACATCAACACAGGCACGAAGATGATTTCTGCTCTTGTTGAAAAATACCCAGAGCTTCGGTCGAGCGAACATTATAAGACCTACATGACGGAGATTTCGATTACCTCTAATCGTGTGGCTAATTATGTTGAGACCTACAACAAGTCAATCCAAGACTACAACTCATGGTCGCGCAAATTCCCTGTGAACGTATTTTACCACCAACAGAAGTTTGATTTATACAAAAATCCTAACTCGGACAAGCAGATAGATGGCAAGCTCTTTGAGTGATTTTCTCAATAATCGTAATGCTATCATCGTATCTATACTGGCGCTGTTGGCTCTTCTTGGGCTGACAGCATGGCAGTGGACTTGGTGGAGTAATGCTATCGATAGCGAGGGAAGAGATTACAGAGTCGCCCTAAAGTTTGACGAGTCTAACGCAAAGGAGTTCCCGTATGCGGTCAAAACCCAGCAAGGAAAACTCTATGCCAAGGGAAAGATTACTTCGCCAGACAAGCTTCTGACAGACACGAATATAGACGGGGAGTGGCTAGCGATTAGAAAAGTCTATCAGGAATACCGTTCGCATACAGAAAGGTATTTATGTAACTGTATGCCTAAAAAGGGGTGCGATATATGCCCCCGCACAGTCTGGGACTGGGAATTCGATAAAAACGAAGATAGATCAGTCCCCAGAGTGTCATTGCTGGGACAAGTATTCGAGTCTAGTTTATTCGACTGGAAACAGTATAAATCTTGCAAAATTAAGCAAGCCGAACAGCAAAAGAAGGGCCTTTTTACTGAGGACGACACCTATGTAAGGGCTAGCCCTACGCGACGGTACCGCTATGAAACTGTGGCGAATGGAGTCGCTTACGAGGGTGGTTTTGTGTCAGACCACAAAGGGATAAGACCAGACAGCTCGATACGTCCAGCTAGCAGCTTTTTATCAGGGGCGAGGATTTTTATAACAGTTCTTCTGGTGATAGGGTCTGTAGCGGCGTCTATAATGTTATTGATTAACTTGTACCAAAGGATAGATTTTTATGACAGATAAAACGTTTATGTTTCAGTATTATAACAGTAAATTCGGTGAATCTCCTGTGGAGGACACTGGTTTGATTTCAAAAACAGAGGCTATGAAACTTTTTAATTCATATTATAAAGACGCGGTGTCTTCGATTCTTGACGGAGAACAAGTGCAGATGGTCGTCTGGTGTGATTATAAAACAGATACAGACTACGGAGCTATGTATGCAGAAATAGATTCTCGGGATATCAGAGTTATTGATGGCAAGTTGTGCAGTGTGCGATTTCTAGAGAAAGAAGACTTCATCTTTGGTGACAAATAAAAACCTTGACCTTTATCAGAAGATTTGCTAAACTAAAAGTGTTCTAGTTGAGACTTTCCAAGAAGTTATCAATGGGTGAACATTAAAAATTCAACCGCATAACTGGCGGCATAATCTGAGGAATAAAGCTGGGTTTCCGAACGGAAGTAAGCCGAAAGGTGAGAAGTCCTTTGCTCCGTGGTCGTGCCGTCAACTGGACAGATGATATGCACATTCCTTTCATAATGCCGCGCCAGCCCACACCGGCGCGTATTCAAAAATCGTGAAACGTTGTGAGTCGGCTCATATACCCGCAGTGCAACGTGTGTCGTCTGTTCAACTGGTAGCATTAGTGTCTGAGTAGTGATTCTAGCTCATGAAAAGGTAACGGCAGAAATTGCATTAAGTCCGTGCTAGTGCTATCAACTGGCTATATAAGTGGCGGAATAGGTAGACGCTATACCCGACGGTAAGCCCTCAAAAAGCGCATTTGAGGCAGAATGTGGAATGTGCGGTGACGGGGGTTCCAAATCCGACTTAAAGCAAAGCGACGTGGCGTGTGATGTGACTTTACGAAACCTAATTCCCTCGTATTCGAGGAAATTAAAACTCGGCAAATCATCACCTTATATAGCCGATACTGGCAATAGTTGAAGCATCTGCCGTAACGAGACAGCTCTGCGTGCGAGGTTGCGTACCAAAGTGTTAGCTTGACCGTCAAGAATTAAAAGAAGCAGCCTTAAAGTATCCACCGCTCTTGCCAGTACCAGTTATGCGGTCGAATACAAGAATAATAAGGAGAACTTATTCATGAAAGTAAATAACAACAGCAACGGTATCGGTTTTGTCGGTGCACTAACTATAGCATTTGTCGTACTTAAACTAATGAAGATTATTGATTGGTCGTGGTGGTGGGTATTATCACCATTGTGGATATCTACGCTTGTGGCGATAGCCGTGGTTGCTGTGGTTTTCTTGGTTGCTCGGCGGACAGAAGACTAAAAGAGGATAAATTGTCGAATGCCAATAAACTGCACGATTTCGTGTATATAGGGAGAGTATATGGGATTTAGAATAACAATACAGGCAGATGGCGGGAAAGAGCTGTATATATCAAATGGCTATGGGGACTTCTCGGTTGGTCCTCTTGATAAACTAGCTCGTAAATATCGACATACTGGCACTTATGATGACCAAGATGGGTGCTTTGAAGTAGAGATACCCAATGTTGATGACCTGGCAGACGCATTAGTTGAGATTCAGCAAATAGCTGAAGAGAAGATTGGTGAGAGAGTTTGGAACTTAAAGCCTGACATATCGTACGACCAAGACTCTAAACAATACGTTGCAGACCAAATTGGTCTTGATGACGGTTGTTATGCTCTAGTCCTCGGTCAAGTCTTTAACTACCTATTCGAGCAAAGTTGTCTACGCTTTGATGGCACCACTAAAAGTGGCTTCAGGTTGGAAGACGACAAAAAGATTATCTTAAGGGGTAGTTAAGACAATATCAACTAAACTACTAATTTTGTGGACATAGAGAAAAGAGATGTCAACATATGCCAGGACCACTAGATGCTTTATGGAATGTAGCCCCAACAAGAATTAGATTAAAGTTGTCTCTTAGCCTAATTGTAGAAATACTTAAAGCCGCAGAATCCCAGCGTATACAGGTTACTCTTGATGACGGTAAATACGAGGTTACACTTAATAGGTTGGAGGACTAGGCCATGAAAGCAGATAAAACAGATTTTATTATATCAATTATGTTGTTACTGTTCATGGTGGGTTTTGTGTTCTTGGTCATCAGAGTGACGGATACCAGCCGCTCACTGTCTAGGAATGAGATTTGTCAAAAGTACTTTGGTAAAGACTATGTTTATGTCAACAATGGCCGCTCTGCAGACTTTTGCGTAGACAATTCAGGGATACCGAAATACCCCAAATCATGGAGTGAGAGGAGATATTAATGATTTACGAAGCAGAAATTAGACAAACCGGTATAGGCAGGATTTTTATTAAAGCCAGCTCTGAGGAAGAGGCCGAGCGGGTCGTTGAGCAATATATACAAGACGAGCAGGGCCTTGGTTCAGTAGATTTTGACGAGATTCTGGACTATGGCATCTGGGGTGTATCAGAAACAGACACTGTTGGTGATGTAGGGGTTATCAAGGCGGAGGATGTGCTATGAGGTACTATCCTAAAAAGCTGATTTACGTTAGTAATGGTGGCTATAACACCAAAGCAATACTAGTATCTTCGCCAGGCGAATACGACGATGTAATACTAGAAACCATAGAACTTGGTGACAGCGTCTTTGAAGACAGATACCGTCAAGTAGCCGCAGCTTGTGGAGCGGAGTTTGTAAACGCAAACGACATTAAGAGTATTGGTCAAGACTATCAACCAACGGTCAACAAAAATAACAGAGGCGAAGGCAATGAAAAGTAGCAATAAATCAACCAACGATCAACGAAAGTCGATCTCCAAAGATGCTATTGTTACTTTTCTGAGTCTGCTAGTTTTTGCTCTACTACTTGGGCTAAGCTCCAGTATAAGCAGCTACGATTTTGACAAGCAATCTGAGCTGTCGGCTCGTTGTAGGTCTATGGGTGGAGAACTTGCAAATAGCAAGTGTTTTAGGAGCGGAGAGAAGATATGACCAATAAACGAAAGAGAGAAATAGGAAGAAAGCGAGGATACTCAAATGGACAATAAGAAAAACGATTCAAAGACTCAAGAACATAACTGGCTAGACTTGGCTCAACACCTACAAGCAAAGGTAAACAGACGCTCGTCAGACATGGTCTTCTTGCAGGTGAGAGGAGGAGTTATCTTAATAGCTACAATTCTACTGCTTCAGGTGATTGTCTCTATGGGAAAACCATGGGGGTTGTTTATTGTTATATCAGCAGTTCTATCTGTAATGTCTATGATGTCAAGCAAAACCCCGTCGCCACTTGATCCAAAAGAAACTATTTCTCAACTGAAGAAAGAGCCCCGGTTGACAAGAAGACAATTCGCAGAGTGGATGGCTTCTAGCTATGCAGAATCTAATAGCCGATTCAATAAAATATATAGTACTAAGTATAACTACCAGGTAGCAGCCGCGGTCGCATTATGTGCAGCAGTCTGTCTATGTTCTTTTAGAGTATGAAAAAGTCAACCGATAAACAAAAGAGAAAATGCTCTTGCTTTTTACACAAATCTGTAGTAATATATGGGCATGGCAAGTAGAAACATGATCAAAAAAGCTGACAGAGTTTTCTCGAAGTATATACGCCTGCGAGACTCTGAAAACGGTTTTTTCGTTTGCTGTTCGTGCGGTCGAATAAAGCCTTTCGAACAGGCTGACGCTGGACACTTCATAAATCGCAAATGGATGGCTATCAGATACGATGAAAGAAATGTTCATGCTCAGTGCCGGTCGTGCAATCGATTCGACGAGAGTAATTCAGTTGGGTATACGAGGTTCATGCTAAGAACTTATGGTGAAGATGTTGTTGATTTGTTGGAGAGTATGAAAACTCCATACAAGTGGACAGACGGCGAGTTGGAAATCCTGATCAAAGACATCAAAAATAAGACAAAGGAATTGTAGATGGCGCAAACTACTAATCAGGGCGAAGCGTTTTACCGCATGGAATACCTTGGAGGAGACACTCCAGTCCATCGTATTAGTGGAGACAGGGTTCGGTGCTTAATCGAGGATGAGGCATATGAAGTATATCTTAGCAGAACTATTGAAAATGATTTTCCCCCATACTGGATGCTCACGATTCATTTACCTGAAGAGAGCAATGTGATTATGTACTATTGGCACATTGAAGATTTTGTAGAAGAATGGGAGGATATATAATGACCTATTATAAATTACGTAAAGACACTCCGACCGCCAAGGCAGGCACAAAATTCAAGGCGGATGTTAGAGGCTACGACAACCGAGGTCTACTTGCGCGACTAGTACCACTAGACACGAGTGTTGATTTACAGTGGAAAGTCCGAGATATTGATAATTTTGATGAATGGTTTGAGAAAATCCAAGAACCGACAGATAGTATTCACTGGAAGCCTCAGCCTGAGGATGAATACTGGCATATCGATTATTGGGGAAGAGTTGATTGTACAAATTGGGGTGACACCACCATTGACGTCTGTAATTTTGACCGTGGAAATATTTACCGCACTGAAGAAGAATGTTCGAAAGCCCGCCGTCGCAAACTAGCCAAAGCCAGACTACGCCGAACCTCAACTTTTACACCAGACTTTGAGAACGGCAGAGGCGGGTGGTTTGTCGCCTACAACCACCTTGAAGCAAAGCTAGAGTACTTTCAGTGTTCGTGGCAAGATGCAGGTGAGAGCGTGCGCTATGAGACTAGAGAAGACGCCGAAAAGTCCATCAAAGAAAACCGAGAAGACTGGTTAATTTATTTTGGAGTTGAGGATGGTCGAAATAAGTGACTTTGATAAAGAACATATAGAACGATTACTAGACGAAGTTCTTGGTGGAGTTTCTTTTCATGGAGATACCTACGAAGACGAAATTTCGGTGAGGAACATAAAACTACACAAGGTAGCTCTTAACCATATCTGGGCGAAGTTGAGAGAGACAGCGTACCAAGCCGCCGGTAAACAAGAGTTTAGCGCTATAGGTATTATCAACCAGATAGAAAGTATTTCAAAAGAACATATAGACGAAGTTGAAGATGTCATCGGGCTTATCAAAGAAAAGAAAGGAGAATATATGCCTAAAATTAAATTAACTCAAGAACTTGATTATGTAACAGGACATTTACGCTATGGGCATTTAGAGCTAGTTGTAGACGCAGACAAATGGAATGATCTCTCTGAGGAAGAGAAGAAAGCGTTTTTCGAGGACAATGCGTATATTGTGGTTGATGACTACGAAGTCGAAGACCACGGAAAATCTAAAAACACTCCAATTGAAGAATCCGATGAGGAGTAGGTATGAGTGGTATTAAGTTTAGAGTGTTTAGCTTAAAAGACAATATCTACGGAAAGCCTTTTATATTGAGCCGAGATTTCATCTGCAATAGGTTGAACGATGTGAGATTCCCACAAGACGATGTGATTTTTGAGCAGTTCATCGGGTTGAAAGACAAGAGTGACACAGAGATTTATGAGAGTGATATCTGCTCTTTCAGCAGCAAAAAAGGCAAATACATGGGCGTGGTAGAGTGGTCAGATAGTTTGGCTGGTTTTGGGCTGCGAATGATAGATAACAACTTCTTATACACTTTTTCCGAGCTTAATACTATGGGAATTGACCTTGGCACTTTGGAAGTTGTTGGTAATGTTCACCAGAATCACGAATTGCTCACAGCTAATACTCCAGAGAACTTTGTTGGCACAAAGAAAGATATTAAAACCGAAAGAAAGAACACCATGCTAGACTATGCGATTCAGCAAATAACTGGTTTCAACCAAGCCCTGTCTACCCCTGACGCAGGCTATCTAGCTAGCTCGATGGGCTTAACCCGCAGAGAATGGAAAACTATCAAGAGCACAGAATCTTGGATAAGCCAGCAGATTGTTGATGATATTGATAAGTACTTTGAGGATGGGGAATGACTAGTAAACAAAACCATGAGTTGCTGAAGAAGAAATGAAAACACGTTACTTTGCAGAAATCTCTCAAGGGTGCGAAGACTGTGGCAAGAAGCACGTGCTTTGCAAAGAGTTTGTCTACATAGGCGAGGACACTGAAAAACATTCTTTTGTTTTCGCCTATAACAGTGGAGAATATTATAAGAATGTCAAAGAAATGAAAGCATGGCTTAAAGACAAACTTATTGTTGATGAATACGGAAAAACTATAAGCTATACTGAGTTTTGGCAAATGGTAGAGTCGAGACAGGGATTGCCTCTAGCCGCGCACAGTACGTGCGAGATGGTTATTGACGGAGACAGGTTTACTAATCACTATATAGCCGTTGATGACTGCGAAGATTGTCACAGGTTAGTTGAGAATCTATGAAAGGGAATACTACAATGAATATCAGTCAAGAACAAATAGCAAGTTACATCAGAGATAATATAGATCAGTGCTTGAGGTCTCTTGACGCAGATTTTGATTTTACTCGTCGAGACTATATAGACGGAAGCTTTCTAATAATACCGACCGTCGAAGCAAAAATAAGAATAGACTACGAAGATTTAATGGACTATATAGAAAGGAAAAAGACCGATAATGAAGAATAACAGAATAATCATCATAAGCATTGTTCTCATGATTTTGTTTTGCATCGTTGTGTTTGCGAACATATGCTATGCTATGTATACCAAGGACTGGACGCGTGGTATATTTTTCGTTCTCTTGTTTGGCCTGGTACCAGGGAACAATTCACGTAAATGAGCAAACGAGATATTGAAATCAGAATCACAAGAGATTCTCGTTTCAATGTTGCTGGCTTAACGGTTGATACGTTAGACGAAGCTTTTGACCGTTATGACAAGAAGATGAAGAGAGAGCCGTCGGGCTCTAATTGGTATTTCTTGACTGGAGTGACCACTATGTTCGTGTCCAACAAGAAAGCCAAAGAAGATAATGAAGAGGTCCTCGCTGATTTTGGTTTGCCTGGCGACAGGCAATTCGTTACCACTTGTGTGAAAGATATTCTGAGGATCAAGAAAAGAACCAGAATAGGCTCTGAAACATTAAAAACTCTTGACACGAAGCTCATGCTTTGATACCATGAAAGTGGCAAAGGTGGTTCCTAATAATAACTTCACTTAAAATGGATAAAGTTACTACCCGCCGCCTTGTATATTAAAAAACTGTGGCATAAATAGTTCCTATTTTGGATTCTTAACCCGCTGATACAGGTTCGATTCCTGTCTTAGTAGCTCAATGGCAGAGCGGCGTAATTACTATTCGCCACAGTTTGCTGTACGGCATAAGCAGTTCCTAAAAATGCAGTTTTTGTGTTGCAGGTTCGAATCTTGCCTTCGCGCAAGCGAAGTAGCTCAACAGGTAGAGCAAAAAACTTTTACTGCTCGCTGTATTTATAAGGGGCTCTGCCTATCAAATAACCTATAGGAGGGAAAGATGAAATCAACGCTACGCCTATTCAAGGCTTTGCCGGTAGAATCAAAGGTGGAGCTCGACAAGGACAGAGCAGCAGAACTTATGGAGAAAACTATTCCTCTAGGTTTTGTTTTTGAGCCAGTATTTTCTTCGAGGAGTTTTGACGCTATACTTGGGAGAGTAAACGCACTTTATGGACGCAACCCAGAAGAGCTGAATTCTTCCTTTCATAAATCATTCGCAAAAGTCAGAGACTCTTCGACAAGGCAGCTCGCGTTTGAGCAGATGATTCACTACCTCACAACGTACGGTGCAGAACAGTTAGGAATTTACGACGAAGATAGCGTGTATATACCCGCAGAGGCGCTAGAAGCCCCAGAGCTGAAAGAGGGAGTTCGCCTGGTAGTAATTCATGGATACACGAAAGACGAACTAAAAGAGAAGTTGCTTAATCTACTCTCGTCAGGCGTGGCTTTGTCCAACGAATCTGTTACAGACGCTGTAGAAGTGGCCCAGTACGTAGGAATATCTTCTAACGAAGTTAATCAAATTGTTAACAAAGAAGTCAGAGCAGCGCTCTACGATCATCTCGATATAGTACCACAAAACCCAGTTGAGTTTTTGAGGTTTGTTGTTTACAAGTCTACACAGACTACACTGTTAATCAAAAATAAAGAACTCATCGAAGATCTAAAATCTCGGAATAACAATACGCTTGTTAGATATTTCAACTCATACGAAAAAATGTATGGATTAGAGAAACTAGCCCAGATTTTCTATCGGTTCAAACCTATATTCCTAGCGCTAAGAACGAACTCTGGACTGAAGAGGCACGTGAACAAGATCCGTCGTCTAGCTAAAGTTTACCACAAGCCAATGCCAGAGGACTTATTGAATTCAATTACCTATCGCTTAAAAACTCGTCAAGCCCCAGACGCCGACTCGTTCAAAGAGGCTATGGCGAATGCTAATATTTTTCGTAAGATTAGGCTAGCCTATGCTTTGAAGTTCCGCGCAACAGAAGCTGATTCTATTATGTACAGAGTGAGAAACGGCAAATCGTTTACCAAAGAGTTTGAGTTTGAGAACAAGCGAGGCGCTCAGATTCTTTATGAAGCTGTCTTAAGGTATATCGCGAACGACATAAAACCAAACGTTGAGGGTAAGGCCTTCTTCATTCCTAAGGAAGTTAAGTACGCTATTCCATCGACAGAGAAGATGTTTACTGGTGAAATCCCGAGCGGCTCTTATGTAGAATTAGACAATGATATGGTTGTAGGGGTTCATTGGTTTAATACTTCTAGCCAGCGGGTGGACCTAGACCTGTCTTTATCAAACAGTCTAGGTAAAATAGGCTGGGACGGTCAATACAGCACCGGAAAGAAGAATATCTTATTCTCAGGTGATATCACAGACGCACCGAAGCCTAAAGGCGCGTCAGAACTATTCTGGGTAAGTAGTGATTCTCGTGGGTCTTGGCTGGTTAATTTGAATTTTTACAATTACCGCCTTAAGAGCGTCTGCCCGTTCAAGATATTTGTGGGGCAATCAGATAAAAGTTTGGTGGATAGAAAGTATGTCATCGATCCTAATAACTTAGTTGTTTTGACGAACTCTGTCATGGACAAAAAACACAAGACTCTTGGCATAATAAACGTAACAGACGAACACAGTAGGTTCTATTTCATGCAGTCTGGTTTAGAGCAGGCGATAAGCTCACGGCATACAAAATCTGCTGAGCGCGCCCGCAAATTCGCTCTGAACTATTACACAGACATAATCACCTTGAATGAGGTGTTAGAGCTTGCCGGCGCAACAGTCGTCTCTGAGATGGCAGAGGGCGTGGTTGATTTGTCTCCAGAGGCTGTAGATAAAACTACGTTCATCGATTTGCTATCTAAGAAGTCCGACGCTGAATGATTTATGACGAAAACTAAACTACAAAAACAGCTCGACAAACTAGTCAAAGACGGCTATGTTCGTGTTCAGAAACACCCAGAGCTACCGCTAAGTATCTACGTGTACACGCAGAAAACTGAATTTGAAAGACATTGGACACCAGAAACACTTATGTCTAGAGGCCTAGTTTTAGATGATTCAGGGCGAGTAGTTATCAATTGCGTGCCAAAGTTCTTCAACTTGGGACAGCCTGGAGCTGAGAATGTATCTTTTGAAGATTCTTATATCACAGCCAAAGAAGACGGATACATGATCCAGATTATCAACGACCATGAGTATGGATTGATAGTCACTTCTAAGGGGTCTTTTGAGAGTAAGTATGCTCAAATGGCTCGAGAGATAGTATCTGACAACAAACTGCCACAAGATATTCTATTCTGCTGTGAATTACTGATGGACTTCCCTGGAGACGAGGGGATAATTGTCACAAAACATGGAAACACTCCCAAATTAAAATGCTGGACAGTCCGAATGAATGACGGTAGCGAGTTGCTCCCCGCTTCAGTTAAGTTACCTTCGTTTTTAACACCAGTAGAGAGTTTCACCCCAACTCTAGCCAAAAAGTATCTAGAGAGGTCTGGTATCGAGGGTGTCGTTTTGTATGACATTTATACTCATGCCAGGGTTAAGATCAAAACTCAAGAGTTTGTAGAGCGCCACAGGCTCATCTCTAACATTACGCCGAAAAACATTTGGGAACGAGCAAAAAATGGTGAGACTCCAGCTAGCATGGATATCCCAGACGAATTCTTACCCCAGGTTGAGAACATCTATAACAAAATCATGTCTGACTACAGGCAGATCAAAAAACACTCATTCCAGATTGTGGAGATGGCCAGAGGCTTGACTAACAAAGGGTTGGCTCTTAATACCAGTCTAGGACTGAGCAAGCAAGACAAGCACCTTATATTCTTCTTGCGTAAAAACCCGACGGGTGACGAAGCTTTTGAATATTTTTGGAACAAAGTAAAACCTAATAAGAAGCAACAATGAAAGAACACAGCGAACTATATTGGTGGCTTTTTGATCGAGTCCCCAGCCCAGTCTATAGAGCTTGGCGATGGGTCAGAGAAAAACCAGGAGGCATAAAAGCTAACAGGCTTCGCAAAAAGGGGATAGTGCCTGCTGAAGACGCCTGGAACTCAAACATAACTATTTGTAACATGCTAGCTCAGCACTTAAAGTGGCACTTGGAGTGGATAAAAGACCAGCACGAAGTATTTCCGCCATCTGAAGAATCCCGAAAACGTCAAGCAGAAATAGAGCGTGCGTATAAAGCTCTGTCTGGATATGATGATCTGTGTGATATTACCAAACCCGCCACTAAACAACAGCTCAGAGAAGTACAATGGGCAATTCACTGGGTAGCGAGGAATATACATAAACTATGGTTTTAGACGACGATAACAGAAAGATAACGAGAGAAAACGTCTCATTCCTCATAGAAGTAGGAGTTACAATGGGGATACAGTTTAGTAAATCGGAAATCTCTCGTGATCAATTAGAGTCTTGGATGAAAGAAGCTGAAGACGAGGTTACTAAAGCCATTATAGATTTTTTAGAAGAGTACACTGAAAATTGTGCTAGTTTTGTTGAAGATGAACTAAGACGTCAGGAGTTTATTCGAAGGATTCGCGTTCAAGCGTTTGTAAACAATCTTCTAGGGTGAAAACCTTGACCTTTATAGAAATCTTTGCTACAATACGAATGTCTTGAAGAAGACGTAAAACAAACTTTTCTTTCTACGGATTGGTCGGCTTTCGGCTATATCGCCGGGAGCCACCCTCAAGAACATTAACAATTCAACCGCATAACTGGGCAGATGATGGCGATGACACGCCACTAGCGGTCGGAGACCCCGAACTACGAGAACAAATGTGTCGAAAACGTGGATAGACGCATCTGGGAGCGCGGTGGCGACTCCTCGCTATCGTCTGTTCAACTGGCAACATCAGTGTCTAGGCTTTTCATTCGCCTATAGAATTGAGTGCAGGTGGAAATCGGCTCAATCTGGTGCTGCCAACCAGTTATGCGGTTGAACAATACAGTGCTTTTCTGCGAGATCGCACTGTAAAATATGTAAACAACATGCATGTACTTTACATATATTTGACACTAAAGAAGGAGGTGAAAATGAGTACAAACTACTATGTTGCCGCAACTCGTAAATGTGAAGACTGCCAGGCCGAACACATGTGCTACTGTGGCGTTCATTTAGGCAAATCAAGCGGCGGCAATCGCTTTCTGTTTGCTTATAACGGCGGAAAGTATTACAAGAATATTTCAGAACTTAGAGAATGGTTAAAAGACAAGCGTATCATCGATGAGTATGGCAGACCGGTGGCCTATGATGAATTATGGGACAAGGTGCAGAATATGCAGAGCTTCCCGCTAGACCTAGACAGCAAGTACGAGTGTCTTATCGATGGCTACCGTTTTATGGACGGAGAATTTAGCTAATGTCAACTAAACCACTAATTTGTGGACATAGAGAAAGGAGATGCCAACATGAACAGGAAACTAGGAGATATTTATAGCTCAGAATGCAAAGTAGTTGGCAATCTCTCTACAGGCTCTAGAGTGGCGGAGGAGAAATAATGTTTGGGTCACTACAAGAATCAATTGAACAGCAAAATAAACTACTCCGAGAAATCCTACAAAAGGGTGGGCTAGAGACTTTCTTGGAAGATGTTGAGCCAGTTATGCCCCATATTAACTCCATGTACGCAAATCCATATGATTACAACGAGACACAACAGTGGGCAAACAGTGTAATTAGCCAACATCTTTTGAAAATTAGAAAACTTTATGGAGAAATAAAGTATTTAAGTCAGGTAATTCCAGTGCAGTACGAAAACTTCAAGCGTATTAAACAAGAAGCTCCGAAGGGGATTGTGCACGAAGATATAGACAGCTTTATCAAGAGATATGAGGAGGATCATGGACAACAAAACCTTTGACACTCTAGAACAATCAATCGAACTATATAAAAGAGGGTTGCAGCCAAATACTGAGTTTGTTTATGCTTGGAACTATAAAGAGACTAAACTTAAGCATTTTGACATCAAAGGAGATACTGTATCACAATTAAAATCATTATATGATGACAACGCGTCAATTAAAGTAGCTGAAGAGGAGCATTTTCTTAACAATGATTTTACTCAGACAATTTGTCCAGCTTATGCTGAGGGAACTTTTGATGAGGACAGACCGTGCGCTAGGGTGTATAGTATCGGCTGGTATAAGATGGAGAACTTTGAGATTGAAGATACAGACTTTGGCAACTATAGGTATATGATTTACAGTCATGCGGACATGGACGGGGTTATTGTGGCAAAAGGAATGAATAATAAGTTTGGCTTTCTCGCTATACGTGGTAAAGAAAATGGCACTTTGTCATATTGTTTTGGTGGGATAAATCCGGAATGTGTCTACGAGCTAAAAGATATATTGCGGATTTTGCGTCGAGCGTCAAAAACGTCGCGAGAATATTATAAGTATAGATACGAGCCAGAATGTATTGATAATGCTATGCTGAAGCTCAAAGAACTGGAGGGGCTAAACAATGCGTCAATTAAAATTCAGAGCTTGGAATAGACAAGATAATGAATATATTACCGGCGATCGTGTTAGGGTGAACGGAGATGGTTTGCTGTACATAGATAGGATTACTGTAAAAGACTGCTTTCGTCCACCACACTCTAGAAAGAACCCTTGGTTTATTGTCGAGCAGTTCACGGGGCTAAAAGACAAAAACGGTACAGAGATTTATGAGGGTGATATTGTTATATATGGTGGGTTGACGTACTCTGTAGAATATCAATCATCAAGGTTTATGTTATGCGCGCCGGGCAGGCTTTCGATCTGTTTATCGGAATTGACATATGATTGCGACACTAATCAGTTGAATTGTGAGGTTATCGGCAATGTTCACGAATTGGATACAAAGAAGGAAATCTAATGCGAGAACTGAAGTTAAGAGTTTGGGATAATCAAGAAAAAAGAATGCGCAAAGTCGTATCTCTGCACTGGCAAGGTGATAAGCTCATTTCAGCTAAGCTTGAGGGCGAGAATGAGCCGATTCCGATTGAGGGACGGCTGGTAATTGAGGAGTGGACAGGTCTATACAATCGTGCTGGTCAAGAGGTTTACGTAGGCGACATTTTAGCTCTTTACCATAGAGACGGAAGTATTTCCAATTTGTGCCAGGTTGTCTGGAGTGAATCAGATAATGAGTACGATTGGAAGCCTGTTGGTGAAGACAGTTGGCCTGACATATTCACCGCTTTCTATGATGATTATAAAGTCGTTGGCAATATTCACGAAGCAAACACGGAGGTAATATGCTCAGGGAATTGACCGATAGAGAACTAGAAAATATTATTTACACCCATTTTGGCTACGTTGCCTATAAACAAATGGCAGCCAACGAAAAAATCAGGGGGTTTTATCAGCTCGATAATGAGGCGTCGATTGACGTCAGCGGTCTTGTAAAAGGACTGGTCAGGCTTATAAACGAAGAAAAGGAAAAAGCCAAAATCAAAACCCTTGACCACACCCTAGAACGCATAGAAGAATATATTAAAGATAGAGAATATAATACGCCCGAACTCACCATCTCATGCAGAGCTATGCTTGATGGAAAAATTAAATACCATGCTAGGTTTCTTATGGTTGATACAGAAGATAACGATGGCACCGATTTCGTGCGAGCTGAGGGCGGCAGTCTAGAAGAAGTCGTAGGTAAGATTGCGGAATATCTAAAAAGTGGGAAACATTACAAAGATGGGAGATGTTTATGAAATTACAATTTATAGGAGACAATCCTCGAGTGTTTCAGGGAAGTGACGGTGAGGAGTTCGACACAGAATATCGTCAGATATACGAAATCTATGGAGTATATCATCACCCGTACTCAGAACGTGGTGGCACATGGGTAGTTGCTTCCGAGGAAGACCCAGGCTTTGCTATTGAATACGATTCAGAAAAGGAATTATTTGAAGACTGGGTGGTAGTTGAGGCAACATTGGAAGAGATAAAGGATTCGATTAAGCTTATAGAATAAGGAGGAATAATGAACCCATATATAGAAATACACAAAACCCTAGAGCGATTTCAAAATGACTTTTTGAGACTGATAACTGAAGAGGCTGCCAAGGACGAAGACATCAACAAGGTCTATCGAAAATATGATGATGAGCTCATGGCAGTCGTCAAGAAAGCCGAAATCGAGGCTCTAGAACATGCTTTAGAGTTTATGGGGCAATTCCCAGACTTTAATTTAGCTAACATGTATGAATATATCAGGGATAAGGAAAAGGAGATGAGAGACGAACATCAGAATTAGGTTGCTAATCGCGAACACGCAATCATACAACATGGAACAATATGTCTGATGACGACAAGCGAGAGTTCTTTAGGCGCAACGCACAGGTTATGATTGACGACTATTATGTCAATGATTACGATGTGGCTGAAGATTCAGATATAAAAGAAGAGCTTTGCCGACTGAGATCTTATAAGTCATTCTGAGCGCCTTATAAAGCCGTAAGTTTATTGACTTTTGTAAAACTCTTCAGTATGATAAAGCTATAAACGAAAGAATGGGAATGGGTGAATTAAGAGCAGTATTTGACGCTATGAAAAAAGAGCGTGAAGAACGCCGAAAATCTCTTGAGCCAAGTCGTGTACAATACGCAACCGACTTACTCATAGAGGCTATGTATGCTGTAGGCTGGAATGCTAACGAGAAAGCAATATATATCTATGGGAGAAATGACAGAAAGAACCATATCGCAAAACTATATCCATACACAGGCTGGTGGACCGGTAAGGGTCTTGGCTCAGGAAGAGGTGTTCACAAATTAATTAAAAAATTAGGAGAGGCTTAATGTCAGCGACAGAATTCAAAGTCGGCGATAAAGTCAGGGTACGTGATGGTCTTATAAATGGATTTATATATGATGGCATCACCGTGGACGATGATATACTGGAATTGTCCGGCAAGATACTTACGATATGGACAGTAGGAAGGTATAACTACCAGGTTCACGAGAATGGCTGGTTATGGAACGATAAAATGCTCGAGCCAGTAGAGAAAACCCTAAATAATCTTTGTGCTGGAGATTTTATTAGATCTGGTGGCGGTATAAGAAAAATTTTAGTGGCGGTTGATGGCTGTTATTTATTGAGCCGTATCGAAGAATATACATCCACGGATGTCTGGTGTACAGTTAACGAGCTCGAAGAGGCTGGCTATAGCTTTATTGAACCAGACGCTTTAGAGCCTACTGTCGAAATAGATGGCAAAAAGTATAAAAAGGCTGATGTTGAGGAAGCTATTAAAGATTTGGAGGTCGTAGATTAGATCATGTGGCCAGGTTGTCAAATTTGCAGAAGACCAGCCAAGACGGTAGACAGCGAATACTGTCAGGGTACATATTGCGATGGCAAGCCAATAGAATACCCATCGGTTAAAAAGCCGCACACCAAGAAAAAGCTCACACGGGCAATGATTAAGGCTCGACGGAAGAAGGGGCGCAGAAGGGGTAACAGGTAAGCACCGTTAACCAATGACCTGCCATACGTCAAAAAACTGGGCAAAAATCAATCAAACAAAGGAGCATAGCGATGCAAGAATACGCACCATCCAAAGTACCAAGCTTAATTATAGAATCAGACGGCAATTCATGGTTTTGTCATGATAGTACTTTCACAAACGTGCAAGAGGATAAGCGAGTGATGTTTGGTAAAACACCAGCAGAAGCACTCAATTTATTCATCGAGAAGTTCGGCGAGCCGACTGCTGAATAAAGTCTTGACCTGAGCAAGTCAGCAAACTGCTCAATCGGGTACAAATCGTACCCTGTAGAACATTAAAATTCAACCGCATAACTGGCAACATCAACCTGAGGAATAAAGCTGGGTTCCCGAATGGGAGTAGTCGCAAGACGAGAATTCCTTTGCTCCATGGTGGTGTTGTCACTGGCTATATAAATGACTCAAAAGCGATATTCTCGGGTTGGCGTTGCAACCTCACCGAGACCCGCAAATAGAGCTAGAAAAGTAACTGCTGACTTTGCAACTCGGGCAGTGAAAGATGTGACTTTACGATTCTAAACCTCTCGAATTCGACGGGTTTAGAAACTCGGCAAATCATCACCTTATATAGCCATCCAGTTATGCGGTTGAACGCAGTGGAGAAAAATATAGATGAAGAGTAAATCTGACGGTGTAGTTTTGTTTAACTGATAGAAACAGACACCGAAAGATTAAAACACATCAAGATTACAACTAAACATGATAAAATATAAATAGATGGCAAGAAAACGAAAATGTACCCCGGAAGAACTAAAAAGAATCCGGCGCGAGAACCTACGGAAGAATGTAGCTGAAGCAGCCGAGAGAAGGGCTGCTGGTGTAGTCTCAACCAACAAAAAACACAAACCATACCATCTCGACAAAATAGTTCGAGAAGTCCTTAATGATGAAGAGCTAATCGACCAGATATTCAAGAACCAGCCAGATTATTGGGCCAAACTTCCAAGAAAGACTGGAGGCTACATTATAGCAGCAGTGATGATGTCGAAAGCTATGAGTGGTGATGTGAAAGCCGCTGACTGGGTGCGCAAGACAGGGTTTGGAGACAAAGTAAGCCTCGAGTCCTCGGACGGGTTCTTCGCAAAGACCGACTTCACAATCCAAGTTGTTCCCTCGAAGCAGCTTGGTGATGGCAAAGCAGCCAAACGGGCGAAGCAATAATGTACGACTGGGGCCTCTCAGACTACCCTGAAAAAAACGGACTTACTGTTATGTCTACTTTTTGTGGAGGTGGTGGCTCAACGATGGGCTACAAATTAGCGGGCTACGAAGTTGTCGCGGCCAACGATATTGATAAAGAAATGGCCCAAGTTTACAGAACAAACCACAACCCAAAACAGTTCTTTGAATGTGGTATATCAGACCTGTTGAAAAGAGACGACTTACCTGAAGTGGATATTTTAGATGGGAGCCCGCCATGCTCAGTATTTAGTGTAGCAGGATTAGTCTCTAAAGCCTGGGGGGTCAAGAAGAAGTTTCGCGAGGGGCAGTCCGAACAAGTCTTGGATACTTTATTTTTCGAGTTCGAGAAACTGGCTAGAAAAATGAGACCCAAGGTCGTTGTGGCTGAGAACGTTAAAGAGATGGTGAGAGCTAACTCTATACCGTATGCCAAAGAATACGCAAGAAGAATGGCCCAAAGCGGTTATAAAACACAGGTATTCGTTCTAGATGGTTCAAAAATGGGGTTGCCCCAAAGCAGGAAAAGAGTGTTCTTTATCTCAAATAGACTAGGCAAGAGCCTCACTCTTAAATTCAAAGAACCACCAATTCCTTTTTCAGAGGTCAGCGACAATTTAGATCAAGAATGCAACTTAACAGATTTATACAAAGAATACTGGTCAGCAGCAGAACAAGGCGACCAAGTGGGCAAGTTTGGCGCTAGACGAAAACTATGGATGGATAGACCAGCCCGCACAATCACTGCTTCGGGCGCTAACTTTCATCCGCTTTATCCAAGAACTATCAATACCAAAGAGGCTCTAAAGATCAGTTCATTTCCTAAAGATTTTGACTTTTGTAATATGAAGCCAGAATATGTTATGGGAATGAGCGTTCCGCCTCTAATGATGGCAAAAATATCAAAAGAAATACAGAGACAAATACTAAATGGAATCAGACCTGACAATATCAGAGGTGCAGAGCCTCGCCTTTCAGTTTTTTGAAGACCCGCAAGTTGTAGGGCTCGTTTTTGGCGGCGGGGCAGGGGGAGGCAAAGGGCTCGCGCTAGATACTAAAATACTAACCACTAATGGTTGGACTACTATGGGCGAGCTTAAGGAGGGTGACTATGTTTTTGACAAAGACGGGCTCCCGTCAAAAGTCGTCTTAGTTAGTGATATTCACCATCGTCCGTGCTATAAACTTACGTTCTCCGATGACAGCTATCTAATTGCTGATGACGAGCATAGGTGGCTTACTTTCAATAACGAGGAGAGGTCTAATTATTTCTGTCGGGGAACAGTGAGAGATACTCAATTCTTGTTTAATAAACATAAGGCAGGTGGTACTGAATATGCTGTTCCTACGGTGCAGGGACCGGTCCCGTCTTTCGTCCACATGTCCGAGGTCTGCCCTTACGAGGATTGGAGATATATTATCTCAATAGAAAAAGTCGAGAGTGTCCCGACAAAATGTATAATGGTTGATAGCCCAAGCAGGACATATCTGGCTGGAGAGACTCTTACAGTAACCCACAACACTTTCCTCCTCGGGCTCATAGCTGCAATAGCCTGTAAAAAATATCCAGGCACAAGATGGGGGCTAGCTCGTAAAGAGCTAAAAAGCTTAAAACAGACTACTCTAGCTACTCTTATTTCCAAAGTCCACCCTAGTTTAGGGATTACCGAAAACGACTATAAGTTAAATCTTTTAGACTCAACTTTGGAATATGTTAATGGCTCGTCTCTGCTTCTTTTGGACCTTACAGCGAAACCGTCCGACCCTGAGATGGAAAGCCTGGGCTCGCTTGAATTAACTGGCGCTTTCATCGATGAGGTCGGAGAAGTGAGCAAAAAGGCCTATGACATACTAGCCTCTCGCGTTAACCGCTGGATGAACAAAGAATACGGGATTACAGGCACTGTGTGTAGCTCGTGCAACCCGTCTCCATCGTTTGTCCGCCAAGAGTTCTACGACAAATACGCTCAGCTAGGCGGCGGGCGTGTGCAGAAGTGGCAGAATGGCTATGTTTGGGTTAATGGAGAGCGTCTACCAGCGTATAACGCGTATATACGCTCAACAGTGCTAGACAACCCTTTTGTCGATGAAAACTACGTAGAGAGCCTTAGACGGCTTCCTCCGCTAGAAAAACGACGCCTCTTAGATGGTAATTGGGATTATGCTGATGAAGATGGCGTATTATTCTCAACTGCATTGATCGATAAGATGACCGTCTATGAAATCCCTGAACCAGAAAAAACAAGAAGCGGAGAGGACAAGTTTAGCAAGTTTATCGGGGTTGACCCATCAGACGCTGGAAAAGACGATACAGTGCTCACTTTAGTCGAAAACGGAGTAATAGTCGAACAGGTCGAAATTCCATCACCGAAAGGCAAAGACGATGTTATTAGTTTGTATATTGCCAACAAGATTGTAGCGTACGCTCAGAGACATGGTTTTACTCCTGCTTTGGCAAAGAACATCACTATCGAAGGCAACGGAGTGGGCGCAGCGCTAAGAGATAGTCTAAGGTCTCTTGGTTGGAGAATAAACGTTTACACAGCAGGAGCAAGCACGAGAAACGATGGTTACTATCAGTTTATGCTAGACGCTGAAGAGGGAAAAATTAAACTTCTCAACACAGTCATTGAGCAAGGACATCTCATTCGCCAGCTTTCAGCCCACAAGTACGATATGGACACTGGAAAACCCAAAGTCACGAACAAGAAAGAGCTTCGACGTACCCTCGGACGCTCGCCAGACCACGCTGACTCTGCTATGATAGCTAATATGGCAGCTAATAAATTCAAACCTAAGAATATAAGCGCTTTTATAAGGTGGTAAGATGGCATTCCACAAAGACACCCAGATCATGACAGACACTGGCTGGAAGCGAATCAAAGACATCAAGGGTTTTGACAAAGTGCTAGTCCGTAACTTTCTGGGGGAAGCTCACCTCATGCAGCCATTCGCTATAGAGTTGATTAAGTTCAGAGGTAGAATCCACTGCCTAGGAAATTCTTACTGGAATATTAAACTCTCTCCTAGACATGAAGTAATCGGCTTCAGAAAGGGCAAGGAATGCCGCAGCCAAGTGAGAAAACTCAGTCCCTATCAGGCAGGAGCTCGATTTGTCTTCGACCGAACCGCAACATATGTCTCAGAAGAAGAGTACAAAGCCGATATGTTTACTGTTTGGGGCAAAGGCTTCAAAAAAGTAAAGAAGATGCCGCCAGAAGATTGGTATGTTTTAGCTGCTTTTATTTTGCAGAGAGCGATGATCTACAAGACTGCTATGTCCAAGTTCGGCAGAGGAGATATTCAGATAAGTCTTAACAGAAAAAAAGAGCCAGAGGCTTTTCTTATTCTTCAAGACATTCTTAACCGCGCGGAAATACAATTCAAAGAAAAGGGCGACAGAACAATAGTGATCAGTAAACGAAATACCTTATTCTCGCTCATCAAACGCCGTCTAGGCTCGTGGAAGAGAGAAGAGATGTCTATACCGCTTGATATGACATACAAAGGCTCTAAGGAGCTTGTACAGTCTTTTATCGACACTTTGCGGTTACTCTCCAAAAGGGACACGAAACGCTTTAACAATAATATTATTGCCGGGTACGACAAAATGATTTCGAGTTTAGAAATAATGTGCTATGTGCACGGGATCAAGGCCGCAAGGAGTTCTACAATTAAGTCCACGAGCCTAGACGGAGAGCCTAAGGAAACTCTTCGCTTCGGCCAATATGGGCAGTTAGCATCTGTGATCTTTCATACCGACGATAAGAATGACTCTCACAATGTTTACGCTGTAGATATACTAGAAGGGCAGGTTCTTGCCAGGAATGAAGGATACGGAGTATGGGTGCCCCCAAGATAGGCGATAAATTATTTCTGTACGGGCACTTTCTACAATTCCTGCCAGAGTTCGAAGACTATGAGTATAATGCGCTTATGGGGTATACGACTACTGGAGGTTTTGTTGCCCAGCTGGTCAAGACAGATAATCTTGCGTCGTCAGTCTCCGGTTTCGTGGTAGATTTTTGTGTGGACTCCTGTTTAGCGGCGAAAACGCCATTTCCCTACGAGGAGATGCTGGAGGTTACGCAAGAACTCTCCAAGCAATCCCCTCTTCCAGAAGGAACAAAAGTTTGGGCGCCTACCACGGGAATACCTCGAATGAGTTTCTAGTGACGAAGCAGCGGGAGATCTTTTTGCTGTAAGCACACCGCTTACAAAATACACTCTCCGGGTCGTTTGCAGTCCCGAATCCTTTGCATTCAGGGCAATAGATGATATATGATCCAATGAATATCCCAGGAGTCTTCTCTTTTGCATATTCTTCAGGCACGCCAAGACTTTTACACACCTCCACAAATTCTTTTCCGTGTCCAGCCTCAGGTCCTGCCAGGACATGTGCTACCTCGTGTAAAAACACCCCATCGAACTGCTTTTTATTGCAAACCCTAATGAAGCGCTTGCTCAGTACAATAGTGTTTTCGTCGTACCATGTTTGTCCAGTAATACCTCTGCGTATGTCTTTAGGAATAATTTTCCAGTCTTCCAGTTTGTATTTTTTCAAGAGTGAATATCCACGCTCTAAAACTAGTTTTATCTTCTCTTCCTTAGTCACTAATTTAACCTCGTAATCTTAAACTTTTTATCAATATTCCTAACGATACACTGTCGCAATTCGATAAACTCAACTTCCCGCGTACCGATGGCCATTCTGGAACCGTAGGAATCCCGTTGTCTGAACGCAATGTCTGTGGAGATATTATCTCGTAGCCCGTCACTTAATATCCGTTTATTCGGAGTTTGGGTGATAATGTACAGAAACACATTCAACCCCGCGCCTTCGCGGATTATTTTCTTTAGGGCGTCGTTTGTCGCCTGGTCGGCTAGCTCCGCGAAAGACTGAAACTCGTCAATTACTAAGATCAAAGGCTTATCAGGACACTGCTCCTGCATGCCATTTTTTCTTCGTAAATCACTTAGTTTGTCTACTCGTTGCTCGATTTCTCCGACAGTACGCCTGGCCAAAAGCCCCATTTGCCCTACATCAGCTGCAACGTATGCTTTTTCTTCATAGTCTACAAAATCGCTGGATTTGGTGCTAAAGATTGCTACATCTGCATATTCTACAAGACTAGGTAACAGTTTTCTGACCATAGTGCTTTTGCCAGACTGGCTCATACCAGAGATTAGAGTGTGTTTCATCTGGTGGAGGTCTAGGGTGACCTCCGAACCAGTTTCAGTGTATCCTAGACTAACAGGGTACTTGCTGTCGAAAGAATCAGCGCCGTATCCTTTCATTATTTCGTCGAAAAACTTTTTACTCATCGCTCGTCTTTGTCTCCTTCGTCAAGGTCGCTATGCCTTTTGGCCAACCCTCTATAGTACGTTCGCGCCAGTTCTCAATGCCTGTTGCTTTTTGGATAGCCGCCTCTAGACAGTCTGGAACAGCAACAAGCTCGTTGTTTGCTAATTTCTCTAGTTTGATGTGTATGGTTTGCCCATCTTCCATAAAGAAATGGCAAAAGTCTATGATACCTCGGATAGCGTCGTCGATCTCTTCTTGGGTGTTCAGCGGTACACTTTCAAAATCTGTTGATAGAACGTAGATTCCTTCCATGCTATCCCCTCTTAGACTTTTCCCTTCTGCTAATACTACCGCCCTTTCTTCCAGCGGCGGAAGCCAACTCTAGGTTTGTGGCAAAACCTTTCTTTACTTTTCTTAACCCTTCTTTTTGCCCGATTTCTCGGTAAAAGTTCGGGTTTTCCTTCAGAATTTTCGCCTTAGCGACCAGTGCTCCAGCAGATGTTTGTGCCATGATATTCTCCTTCTCTTGGGCAGTTTAATGTCTTGCCCAGGACACGTTGTTAATTGACTATTTGATTCTCCAGATACCCACCGTGTATTGCTTACCTTTCGACAAGGTTCGCAGAGTGTATTGCCTGCTTTCTGAGTGATACGTTCTAAAGTGTTGTAGCCCAGCGATGACAGACTTGTACTCTGTTTCGTCGCAAGATATTTCGATCATCTCTCCGACCTCTAAAGTATCTAGCTTTTCATACAATTCTTTGCGCTCTGACCTTCTACTAACCTCTACGAGTGGTTTTTTCTTTGGTTCACTGATTTTCATATATTCTCCTTATTTCTTGTCGTTTATAGTAGGAATGATCGTTGTGATTAATTCCTCGTCGCTTATTCTTTTTGCTGGCTTGTCCTCCTTTCGCCATTTAATCCAAAAATACAGGATAAGTGTTCCTAAAGTAATACAGAAAAACGCGTCCATCTAAAACCACTCCCAGCTAACATAATCGCCAGGAGATTCCTCTAAGGACTTCTCCAAAGCGCGTCTTAATTCTTTGTTGGTAAACGGCCCGTAATCGCTTTGCCCGTTCTCTGGTAAGTTTTCTAGATATTTCTTGACGTTCTCTTTTTCCACCTGATACATATTCTGTTCGTCGATGAACTCGATCCCTAAAGTATCTTCAGTTCGTGCGACAAATCTGTCGAATGCGTCCCAGTTCGAGAACGATTGGCTTCCGTATTCTCGATGAACGACTATTGTGTTTGCTCTATAACCCATTTTTAATTCTCCTTCTGTTTAGCGGCGAAAACGCCAGTTACTTTTCCCTGCGCCCACTCCTGGATATCCACTTTGTAGGAAAGCTCGTTCTTCATCTCGTCATCTTGGATGAAACGAACACCTTTTCTCCGTACTTTGATATCTCTAAGCAGCGGCATTTTACAAGACGTCTTTCCTGTATTGTAGTCGTAAACAGCAATTACAGTTCCAGCCTTGAACACCATTTGGTTCCCTTTCAAGGCATCCTCAATCTCGGCTAAATCCGTAACACAGGCGCAAACCATTCCATTGATAAACTCTCCAGAAAGATCCTTCAAATCAACAGCTGGCAAACGTTCCTCATCCGGAAAATAACCCAAGAACGGTTTGTCCTTGAATTTTTTGCGGAACTCCATCGGGTTTATTCCTAATACCTTAAGAGTTGTGGAGATATGCGCGTAATTCACTGGTAAACCAACGTTCCAGTTTGTTAAGTTAAGCGGACAATCCAGAAGTACTGCTGTATACAGAGAACTCTCAGCTTCCAAAACTCTTTTCCAGTCTGAGTCACTGGATGTGGCATCTTTAATCTTACGACGAACTTCATCGGCTCTGCCCTCCAGGATTAACTTGAGCTGTTCATCTGACAAAAATACCGGGGCAGGTTCCGCTATCTCCATATTCTCTCCCTTCCGTTTGCATAAAATAATGAGTTGTAATCGCCAGTCCCCATAAGGATGGCGGCTTGCTCTTTTGCCGTCTGGTTATCTGGGTAAACCTCTAAGACTTTGGAAACCATCAATAACTCTTTCTCGAAAGTCAACACCAACAAAATGTATTCATTGTTAGATTTTCGGCGGATACATAGACTTTTCATCTCACATTCTCCCCATTGAGTTGCTTTTTCCTGTAAAACAGGCTGTATATAAAATCGTTATCAGGATTACTAGTGTTTAGCCTGATAAACCCGTGCTTATCGACAACAACTTCAGTAAATTTGTTGTAAACTTCATTTGCCCGTAGTATTGTTGTGGGACGCCCTGCTACCTTGTCTGGCCCGCCACAACGTTTAACGACATTGTCGACATTGCGCTCGAATTCCAGCGCCTCGTCTTTCTTGTATGTATTCGCGCCCACCAGCTCAAGCTTGCCTGCCCGGTGGAGTTCGAGTAGCGTTTTCTTATTCATTTTCCTCTCCTAGTGGATATTCTTCAACCAAAAGTCAAACAATTGATATTCCATCATCTCGCGCCATTCTTTGCGCTCGCCGCTAAACAGGCTAGGCGCTGTTTGGATATTGGCGCTAACCCACTGGACAAATTCGCCACTAGTTGTCATACTAATCCTCCATTGTATAAACAAACTAAAATCCCGTCTTCCTCTTCACCGGCATCGCAATCTGATTGCCATATCTCCAATAAAATATCGCGCGTATCCCAACCGTCCCAATCTATGGTGGCGCCAAAAGCGTTTATATTCTCTATAATCTTTTCGCGCGACATTTCAGACAGAATCGTGTCCATCGTTACTTTTTTCAGGGTCATTTGACACCTCCATTACCCTTAGTGCGGACAACTACTACCCGCTTAATTCCTAGCTGCTTGACTGTTTCCTCGTCTACCTCTATTAGCAAGTCGGTTAGTTTACTTATAATTTCGTCAGGGCTTCCGTGGCAATTATCGTAAAACCATTTTTTGGCTTTTTGGTAAAGCTCATCTTCCCGATCCGACGAAACGGTGTTGTGCATTTCTATCCCGTAGCTCATTAGCTTTCCTTTCTTTTATGTTACGGCCTGTTTACGGCGAAAACGCTACTTCCCCAGAAATTCTTTCACGGGATCTTTTAGCGTTTCACCTGGACAGTAGCGGGCCAGAACTAATCCATCTTTTGTAAGCTTCCGTGAGATAAGTCCCCACCATGTAAACGGGATACTTTTCACTAGCTTGTATCTTTCCAGCCCGTACTTCTCTTTGATTTTCTCGAATTCTTCCCCTTCCAACTCTGTAGCAATGATATTTTCGATCAGGTACACATCGCCGGAAGAATATTTCACCGCTACATTCATATCTTCTCCTTTACCTTAAATATTTGACATATTTGCCGTTTGTATAAGCCGACCAGGCCTTGTAGCCTTGACTTCTCCAGATCCTATAGCCACAAGCTATGTTAGTTTCTGGGTCGTGGTTGTCGCAGGCTTCGCGCCCTGGCAATATTCTGACCTGCAAGAGGGATACAGAATAACCATACGTGCGCCCGTTTCTTTGGAACGTTATGGTCTTGTCTCCCGTGGTGTTTGGGTTGCACCCGCTCTCAGCTTGCATAATCGCCATCATCGTGCGAACGTCCCAGTCATATTTTTGGATCAAGGGTCGGAATCTTTCGCAGCCGCCCGCCTGAGAAACGGGCGAGACTCCGACCCCTGCGGTTTTTACTTTCGGAGTCCGCTCCTCCGTTATTCTTTTACCGTTTTGACTTTAACTTCCTTAACTATGTTTACAGCTTCCGCCTTAACTTGACTGTGCACGTTATTTGCGTAAATATTCCCAGCGATAAATGCGGCGATTCCCGCAACCAACGCTGTGATGATGATAGTTTTGATAGTTTCGATCTTCTGTGACATAGTGTTTTTTGTGGTGGATTTCATTTGATATTCCTTTCTTTAGTAAAATTTAATAACTGCTAGAATTCTTTCTCTTCCAGCGTTTTGGTTTCCACGTCTGGTTCGTTTCTGTAAACGATCTCTTTTACCAGGCGGATACGTTTGATATTTTCCAGGTTGTCTTGGCACTGGATAAATCCGTATCTTGCTGCTTATTGTATTCTTCCACGATTTCGTCTTTATGTTCTAACAAAATCTCGTCACGCTTCCACGTTGGGAATGTTTCCAAATTGCCATTTCCATCAAACTTGACATATTCGTGAAACAGGCTATTATCCCCGCCAAACGCCCACGCCTTGACAGCGGCGAACGGATCGTCGGAGTAAAAGTCCTGGAAAAAATCCTTGTCTAGTTCGTAAAACATCAAATGTTCCAGGCTATCGTTGTATATGCTTACAGTCTCGACCATCTCTGCTAATTTATCAATACTCATCGTCTTCCAAAAGCTCCTCTGCTTTTTCTATCAAATCTTCGTATTCTGATTGTGTGGACAAAAGCCACTCGGCGTCTTCCTTGGTGGATAGGTCAAACCCTCCAGCTTCGATTACTTCTAGCAGGGATATCATTTGACACCTCCATTACCCTTAGTGCGGACAACTACTACCCGCTTAATTCCTAGCTGTTTGACTTTGATTTTCATGTATTCCCCTTTCTGGAATTTATGTCGTCCCCAGTTTACGCTGCGAACGCAACTTTCTCGTATTCCTGCTCGATCTCTTCTGAGTGATTGGACAGGAGATAGCTGTATTCCCAATCGCTTAAGATTTTCCCGTTGAGAATATAATTCTCTTTGGATTTAGAGGCGCACAAACTCTCTAACTTTCCAGTCAAAGCGTATACAGCCTCCAGCTTTTCTTTTAATTCCTGTTATATCTTCAAATGTATCTGATAAATTATATCTTAAATAAGGCTTCCCATCTTTCATAAAAATAGTTCCCACTAATGTTGAATTTCCTAATGCATATTCTAAGTTATTTTTTATTTTACCTTCATTTAAAGAAGCAAACTTCACATTTTCTCTAACTTTATAAATATCTTTTTCATCACTGGATGGTGTTTCAAAAGATACTATTTCATTAATTTCATAAATATCGTTTTCATCATTGCGTGGTGTTGCCAAAGATACCATAAAATTATGAACTCTTTCCATCTCATCTAATGCTTCGTCAAATTTATCTTTTTTAGAAGTACTGGAA